GATGGTCAGAAAATGCCGCCTTGATCGCCTCAATGTCGGCTTCGGTCAGCTTCCTATCCCCCGCTCCCCGCCGCTCCGGTCCTCTATATTCTTCCTGCACAGCCACCTCCTCACAGTGTTTGAAGTTCGTTTGCCAGGATGCTCGTTCGTGGGGTTGGTACATTATTCAATATCGTATGAATACTGGTAGTACACATCAAAAGCTGATGTGTTTGAAGCGTTGATATTAAATAGTACGTTGCTGCTCGATGTTGCTGCCCTGACAAAACCGCTTCCACTAGATAGAGAAGTTGCTGGGCCGGTTGCGTTGTATACCTGTGTAAATGATGTTGTTATAGGAGTTGACAGGTTAAACGTTGTAGATGTTGGCGCGCCTGCTGTTGGATCAATACTTACCCGACCCGCCACGGTAACGGTATTCCCCACTCTAATATATCTCGCCACTGTCGGGGTTGGAGTGGAGTCTAAGTTACTTACTGAAACTGCTGTTGGAGTGTATGTGCCTGATGCCGTGACAGTTGCTGTAGTTGTGTAACCTTCTACTTGATAACTACCTGTTGTCGAATCTAGCGGGACTAATACTGCGCTCTTTCTAGCACCTAAAGTCCACGCTGAATTACTGCGTGTACCGTCAATGTTAAAATAGTCTCCGGCAGAGGCACTGTCGATAGTCATGCTTGAGGTTGTATCGTTTACCAGTAATGTTCGTTTTGGCGTGGCCGTATAAGTTGTACCAGTACTTATTAGTTGCGGGACAGTGTGCGATGTGCCTGCTGTAAAAATAACCACCTTCCCAAAATCATCTACAGAGGGGTTTTGGCCGTCTCCGTACGATACGATAGCGCTGTATTGCATTGCTCCGGCACCACCTAAATCGGCGGCAGCATCAATTATTGTCCCGTCTGGGAGTTTAAAACCTCCGGAGGTTGATTCAATCTGTGCAGAAGATGTAACAGCCCCATCATCCCTTACGGAAAATATTGTAGCGGCTGAAGAATCTTTAAGTTTTAGCGTGTAGTCTGTACTTCCGCTTGTTCTACCCTTAGATGTTATAACCGCCTCACTATCACCAATGGTCAGCCCCGGAACTATAGATGTTGCCCCTATTGGCGTATAATCAAATTCGATTGCCATGCCACCAGCGCTGGCACTCCAATTTTCCAAAAGATAATATTTTACTCTTCCTCCCTCTCGAAACGTTCCTGATGTGTCATAGGTGGAAAAGCCTGATAGTCTAAATGCTGTTTGTCCTGAAGTGCCTGCTGTTGGACTAGCCAACGAACCGTTTGATTTTCTACCGTTCACAGCAGCAACAGAGGCAGTGCCATAGGCATCTTCAAAAATAAGACTACTAGCCCCATCTGCAACCAAACTAAGCGGAGACGCTGCACCTCCTGAAGCCAATTGAGCAATGGTATAACTATTAGTTCCATCTCCTATGGTTTGCGTAGATGATAATTTGATAGCATTACCAGATAATGTTGCCCCCGAAATATCTATGCCTATTGTGCCGGTATTACTTAAAACTATCCCGTTAGTTATTTCGCCGCGTGTCTTTATTCCATTTCTAAATTTTGAATTGTTTACTGCATTTAGCCTTAGTCCACTACCAATCTCAGCAGTTCCGGATTCCCCGTGACGCTTTGCAAAAACATCTAGGCCTACACGGTTCCCTGAATTATCAGTTCCAGTTACATCATCCCCATCAGCTTCTATATCAAATTCATGGGCTATGAGAGTCCCGGTATTATCTGCCGTAAAATCTTTAGCTTCAGATACTCCGCCCCAGGTGGTTGTGCTGGCGGCACTTTTTCTGCCTTGAGCATATACGCCTACGTTTTCACCAGACCCATAATTATCAACTACACCAGTTATGGCCCATTCATAGGCTGTAGTTCCTGCTCTAACCGCATCAAATACATATAAACCAGAGTTGACGTACCCAGCATCCCCGCCTGTATAGTTAGCGTCTCTGTTTATATACACAGATGATGTGGTTGTTGTTGCGGAGGGTTGAAAAGTTTTCCTGCCAGTGATTGTTTCATTGGTTGTTCTAGTTACTCTATCCACCGAGGTGTAAGCATCAAAGGGAGCTTTATACCGCGCATCCCCCCGCGTGTCGTTGTGGTACTGGGGGTGATCGTCGGCGGTTTTGTGGGCGGAAGTGTAGGAAGTGAATGATGCTTTTGCAAGACGGTCGGTAGAAGTGTAGTTCACAAACGCCGTGTTCAGCGTCCTCCCCTGTTCCGCGCTCAACGGTACAGCCGTACCCCCTGCCGTCAGGTTGTTGACCACATCATTAACTTCCAGTATCGCGCTTTCGAGGTCGGAGAGGTAGGCAAACTCAACCGCACTCGGCCCCGTTTCGCCCTTGTACTTGCTAGCATTGACGACACCCGTTCCTGAGTAAGTCAGCGTTCCGCCAGAACCCAAAGTCATCGTTGACGAGGTATTCGTTCCCCCGCCCACCGTGTCAAAGGTCGGACTTGAACCAGTCAAATCATCTCGCCAAGCCGGATTACCTGAACCATCAGTCTTCCAGACCTTCGAGGCATTCCCCGCCCCTGAAGTTACCAGGCCTGCCGCCGTAAACGAGTTGGAAGGGATGGTCGAAGACGTGTGGTTGTGTGTATCGTCGCCTACTACAATGGCCCCATACGTTCCTGAGACATCGCCACCAAAAGAAGCTGAAGTGCCTATCTTCCCGGTGAACTGCGTCTGGACTGAGGACGTTACGCCGCTCAGATAACTCAATTCAGTCGAGGTCACGGAAGACGCTGCGACTTTCCCTGATGTATTAGAGACAAGCGCCCGACTTGCGGTAAGGTCGCTCCCCGTTATAGTCGTTGCTCCCCCGGTTACGGTCGCCTGTTTTGCATTGAGCGCGTTCTGAAGATCGGTCTGGTCGCTTAACGTCCCGGTGATCGTACCCCATGACCTATTTGCGGCGGTATACCGGGAGAAAGTTGTTACCGTCACCCGGTCCTGGCTTGTGTAATTCGTAAAGGTTTCAGCAGAGACACCGGACCTGTCGATAGAGGTGTACGCAGCAAAGACTGAGGTATCGACCTTGTCGCCAAGCGCCTCATTCAAGTCAGTCTGGTCACTCAGCGTGCCGGTAATGCTTCCCCACGTCCCACCACCACCTGCGCGTTCAATCGAAGTATATGCGGCAAATATCGATGTCAAGAGCCTGTCTTGCGAGGTATACGCGGCAAAGGTCGCTTCATCGAGTTTCCCCGCAACACTTGCCGCTGCATTAGGCCGATGTTTATAGGCACTCGACGCATTGATGTAGACCAAAGCACTTCCGTCATCGCCAGCAGTCGGAGCTTCAACCCGCTTCCCCTGGATCTTGTTGGCATCAGTCTTCGCCGGCTGTGCGACTCCCGCCCAAACGTGAGGGAGGATTTCAACACAAGCGATAATCCCAAAAGCTGCGATGATCGGTAAAGTGCCGCGTTTCATGCGTTACCCCTTGATGATGTCCAGTATTTCAGCAGCAGATACTTTGAAGCCGGCCAGGTCGGAAACGTCCTTGACTTTCGGCAGAGCAGGCTTGTTGCCGATAGACTTGCCGTAAGCCTCAACGGGAATCTGTGCGATTGCAGCCTTGATTATTTCCAGACGATCAAAAACTATCTCCGCGGCATCATCTTCCAATTCGTTGAGTGCAATTGCTGCATCAATCATGGTGTCCAGCGCGGCGGTCTTTTCTTCGCTGAGAGGGGCAGGCATCTCATACGGTTCCATGTCGTCACGATTCGCCTTGAACGGAGAAAAGGGATAGATACGTCCGGTCGTGGTCTGTTTCAGATACTTCGGTGGGTTTTGAAGATCGATTTTCATTGCTGCCTCCTTGGATTTCATAGGTGCCTTGTATTTCACGCCGTATTCAGGCGGAACGTCAGACATTCCAGTTGTTTCGCCATTAGTTACGATGGTTGCCATTGTTACCCTTGAGTGATAGCGGTAAACTCGCAGGACAGACGAGTTCCCTTGTTGCAGTAAAGGCCGGTCGTCCCGGTTGTAACGTTCGTGTCGATGAATAGACAGCCTTTGGCAAAGCCGACTCCCGCGTTGGTTGGGACGGTCGTGCCGGTGGCCAGCAGGATGTCCCCCAGGTCGTCATAGATTAGCGTCTTGATGCGTTGCCCACCCTTGAGATCGGGAACGCCGCCTAACTGGATTGCGTCAAATATTTCGCTCATCGGGAATCTCCTTTTGTTTGGTTGCTCAAATCAGGGGAGAAATTGCTTTCTCCCCGTCTTTCAACAATCAAACATTTGAAGCAAACTTCGCGCAGAATGTGCCACCGGTCACTGCACCTGCCAGAGTCCCGGATGCCGCTGAACGAATCAGCAACCTGTCGCCAGCTGCAACCACCAGATTTGCCGCAGCCGCAAGGGTCAGCGTCCGTTTGCCATTGGCGACGAGAGCCGAACCACCAGTGGCTTTTGTCGTGTTAGCAGCAGTAGCCGCCAGCATCACCGTACTGCCTGCCCCGGCTTGTCCGAGGTTGGTGATGGTAAAGGTGATGTAGTTGGTGTCGTGAGCCGCAAGTGCGTCAATCGACGAAAAGAACACTTCCGACAGAAGCCCGGCAGTTGGCGCAATAACGTAGCAGTCGGTGTTGCCGGTCGTTGCTATCGACGCCGGGGAAACCTGCACCGCTTTGGTATTGTCACCAAGAGCGGTAAAGACGCAGGAAGTAGAAGTGCCGGTGTTCTGATGAAGTGCGTGATTGGCGGTTGCGGTATCGGTTTCGATGAAGAGGCAGCCTTTTGCGTAACCTGAACCGGCGTCAGCAGGAACAGTAGCGCCGGTTGCAATCAGCTTGTTGCCTCTCTCATCGTAGGCCAGCGTGTTGACGGTTCCCCCGTCACCGGCCAATGTTATGTCTCTGAGTATTTCCCCCATGCTCTCCCCCTTAGCTCATGTCGCAAACGAGCATTTTCACCAAGACGGTGGGATTCGTGGTGGTCGTGCCGGAACCGACAGCGGCGACGAGATTCACCAGAACATCGGAAGTCCCGACGTTGAGCGGCAGTGCAGTCGTGGCCGAACCGCCAGTTGCCACGGTATTAACGGTCAGCATGTCGGCAGTCGCGGAAACATCGGTAGTCCCGAAACGGAGCTTCAAAGTCGAAGTCCCGCCAGCCCCTACGTTGGCAACGGTGATTTTGATTCTGGTTGCAAGAATGACGTGATTTGCCGGCAGGGTGAAAAGGTTGATGATGTCTGCATTGGCGATTTTCGCGGAAAGAAGGGTGTCAAGATCAAACGTCTTCTCGATCATGAACGGCTGATTCGCCTGAGAACGGGCAACAATCGCCTCAGTGCTCACGGCGGTCGTAGTCGAAGGATAAGCTGCCATAACTATGTCTCCTGTAAAAGTTGCCCCCTCCTATGAAAGCGAGGGGGGAAAGAGATTAACCTTTAACGGCGTAGCAGACGCCCAGGGAGGTCGGCTTGACGACTTCATAGCCGTAGACCTGGAGGCCGTCCATGATGGTGGCGAAGGAATCGGGGTCAGGGAAGGTGCGGTTCTTGATGAGTTGGGAAGCGAAGGTCAACGCAGACTTGTGACCAAAGACCACGTTCCAGCAGGTCATGGCACCGTCAGTAACCCCGGCGTAGTTGTTGGAGGCGTAGAGGTCGAAGTTGGAAATCTGACCTTTGTAGCCGTTACGGATGACCTTGTTGGTCTGGTCGCCGGTTACGTCAGCCCTTCTGAGGTCGCCTTTGTTGAGCAGGTTGAACCACCACTCCGGAAGGACAAGCCAGCGGTCGGTGTCGGGGCAGTTCTGTTCGGAGATGACGGAGCACATATCCTGAATCACGTCCAGAGCGTTGGCTTTGGTGATGACAACAGGAGTGCCGGTAACGCCCATGTTGTAAGACGCGGAGATTGCGCCGGCAGTCGCGCCGGTATTGGCAGCGGGAGCGTCGGCATCAATTGCATTAAGAATCGAACGGTCGATGGAAATGGCAAGCTGCTTCCCGCCGTCTTCAGCCCAGGCAGCCATTGCATCGATGTCGTTCTGGATCTTGTCGATGTCGTCAATGTTGAGGGCATAGGCTTTTGCCTTGTCGATCAACAGTTCGACTGTCGAGGATTCCGGAGTCTGCCGATGCTCACGCAGCGACATCCCTTTGACGTAATCGAAGATGGTCACGTCGGGACGGGTCCGGATGATGACCTTATCGCCCTGTTTCGAGATGCTTCCCTCGTACTTGGAATTGGAGATTTGGGCAAAAACGGTGGAGAGGTAGAACTTCTCCAAAAGCTCCATCGCATAAATCTGAGGGGTGTAAACGCTTGCTCCCGAACTGGAAAGATCGGGATAACCTGCTACTCGATTGACAGACATTGTGACTCTCCTTAAACCAGTCTGCCCTCTGCCTTAGCTTGCAGAAATTCCCGCTTCTTTGCCTCGTACTCCTGTTCTTTCCCACGATACAGACCGCGTGAAAAGTCCTGGTACAAGGCTTCAAGGTCGGTCATTTTCATGACGTTCCCCTTGTTGTTCTCGATGATTGTCTGAGCGCCACCACCTATCTTTGCAGGCGCGGCCAGATGAGCGGGTATTTCTCGCTTCGGAGGGGGGTCCGGTAGTTTGATGGTTGATTTGAAGCGGTTGATGATGTTCGCCATGCTGTGAATGTCGCCTTCGTAGGCCGCTTCCTGAAACGCCTTCAACGCAAACGTCTCAGTGAGCCAGCCGACAAAAGCGGGATCTACGTTGATGCCTCGCTTGACATCGATCCAGTCGGGGCAGATTTCGTGGAGTTCCCGGTGGAATCGTTCTTCGGCAGTCTCGGCCTCGTTCGAGTTCATTCTATCCTCGACGGGCTTGACCGTATTTTGCGCGGCCAGGATCGACATTTCGGCTTGACGTTCGGCGTAGGTCTGACCAAACTCCGCGAGGTAATACTGATAGGTATCCGATTTCCGGATCTCATCAGTGACGTGCGGAGAGCGGTACAGGGGTTTGCCTTCGTCATCAGTCTCAGGAACCGATGCCGTTTGCAGTTCGATGATCTGGCGCTGAAGGGTGGTGATCTCGTTGGTCAGGGTCGCAATCTTCTCGTCCTTTTCCCGGTTCCACGAATGGAGACGGGGGACTTCAGAGTTGTACTTCGCCAACAGCGTTTCGTACTTCTGGTCGGGAGGAACCTCGACAACGGGAGTTTCGACTTCAGGGGCCACTTCGGGAGTCCCTTCGGTTTCGACTTCTGGTGTCTGGTCAGTCTCGCCGGTCAACGCTGCGATGCGCTCCTGTTCCAACTTGATCAACCTTTCCTTTTCTTTTCTGGCTTTCGTTGCTCCATCTTCCATTTACTGCCTCCAAGGGGCGCTTAAAGCGAATCCCAATGTTAAATGCCGGGGCCGGAGGGCCGGAATCCCGGTCAGAATGTCTTGCTCATGTTCACTGCTTTGCTGGTTGCTTCCTTCGCCTTGAGACTTTGAAAGTTGTTCAAGGCGTTGTCGATTTCTTCAAGAAGCTCTTTCAGGATTCTTCGTTTGCCGATTGCGACGTTCGCCACTCTGTCAGATGCGGAGTTGTCGATTTCTTCGCTGGCGTCTTCCTTCAACTTCAGAAGATGCTCATAGAAGCGCGAATCCTTGAGTTCGTTCAACTCACCTAGAAGTCGTGTATCGGTTATCAATATGATTCCTCGTACCAGAACAGCTTGAGATGTACGTTGACTGTCGCGGCACCGTTGTTAGTGACCTTGATGAAATATTTGGTTCCAGGGTTGAGAACAATTTCGTTTTCGACAATAGCCCCCGCCCCTGTCTTACTGATGCCGACTCCCGTTCCACCACCGAGAAAGTCGGAGTCGATCTTCAAGGTCGGATTCGGCGTCGTCGGGGTGTGAAAAAAGGTACTCACCATCGCACTTGCTACCGGGTTGTACCGATGCCTGTTGACCGGAGTCAGTCCCGTACCATTCGCCGCGACCGTCCCGCCTTCATACATCTCGACATCGACATTCGGGCCGTCACTGGTCAACAGCGAAGGCTTGAAATGCACCAGCCCACTGGCGATTGCCGGAGTCACGAAGTAGAGAAACGCCGTCCCTTCCGAGGCGATGTTGACAAACTTGTGCGTCACCGTGAAAGCGATTTTCTGATGGATGCCGTGATGGTCCTGAGTGATAACCACCAGGTCATTTGTTAAGGCATCGACCTTGACGACTTCAGGAATCCCGTTTTCGTTATCGCCGGTCATTATCATGCCGCTAACCCCTGCATATCAGCCCCACCCGCAGGATTCCCCGCAGGGTCGAGGGTTTGAGGCGCGGGACCGGGAGACGGCCCATTCATACCTGTCGGAGAACCACCCATCGGGGAGGAACCTTTCTGCTGCAATTGAAGGAGTTGCTGCTTCTGCTGTTCCTCGATTTTCGCCATGATCTCTTTGAGTCCGTTTTCATCGGGGATGATGTCGTCAACCGGAATATCGAGTCCTTGCAGCGCCACCTTGAGCAATTTTGCTCTGCCGGGTATACCCATGATTTGCGAGTCTATCGGGTTGTTGGTAGCGGCAAGGATCTCGTTCGTGCGAACGGTCTTCTGTTCCTTCGCCATGAACCCTGCGGAACCCCTTGCCACGACTTTCGCATCTCCCTTGATGCTTTCGTCGGCGTCGTAGAGCATGTTGAAGTCATAGGTCCGAGAGACACAGCCGGAGAAGACGCGATCAATGTGGGCGATTGCTTCCTTGATGTTTCGGGAAGCGGAAGTCATGAGCATGGACAGGCCGGAAGACGTAGACCCTGCACCGCCAATGCTGGTATTGCCGTAGGCCCACCGGGGAATGCCGGTCTGATCTTCTGCGATGGTTGACCAGACTTCCAAAACGGCCTGAAGCTGTTGCACGACGATAGGAATGTTGTAGACTCTGACGGCGGGGGCTTCCAACATTTGAGCGTTGGTTGACTGAAAGATTTTCCAGGGGTGTAACTTCTCGTTCTCACCACACCTATCGGTATTGACTTCGATGATCGGTCCTGAAGCAAGCATTGCATTGTTGGCAATCGCCCTACCCGCGACATTCGCCTGATGCTGCGCGTCTGCCATCAACTCAGGAACGCCCTTGCCCCAAAAGGAACCGGGAACGCGGTGATAGGAGTCTACTGAATACGGTTTCCTGCCTAATTTGTCAGGGTTGAGAATTGCCCTGATGACGTAAGACCCAACCATGATGGCATTGATTTCGTACTCTTCTTCAGGGTCAAGGTCTTTCATGCCCCAATCAAGAAGCATCGAGCCGGGAACCGATCCCCAAAACTCCAGACCGTCCATCTTGTCCGACTTGTAAAGGGAATCGGTGGAACCAAAATCGAACATGGCTCGTTGAGAGTCGATTGAAAGCTGTTCTCTCTTTCCTCCAACGCCGTACTCACGAATGACGGTCCTGATGTTCTCTTCCGAGTAGCCAGGGACGCCGATCATCTCCCACAGACCTTTGCGAGTCAGGGGGATTCTCTCGATCAAATAACCGTCGTCGGGATTTCTCGAATCAGGAGCAGGGTAGAGGTCAAACGGGGAGACTCGTTCGTAAGTAGGGCGCAAACTTGCTTCTGCGCTTATTGACCAATCCGCACCGTTACGCACCCATTCAGGTTTTTTGGTGTAGCGTATTACCGGACCCTTGATGATGCCGGCCTTGAGTCTTACGAAGTCCGAGACAAAGGCCCACTGTGCATCATGAAAGCCCCCTTCGGTCATCTGGTCGTCTATCTTCTGCGACATTCTCGCGCAACGTCGGACGGCTTCTTCCTGCACTTCCCTCAGAGCCTTGTCGCGTTTCGTGGTTGCGTATTCCCTGATCTCGTCCTTGATGTCGGAGAGGTTGAACATCTCCCCAGCCTGCATGATTTGAGCTAAGACTTCCTGATAAACCATCTCAGTCTCGTTCATGATTTCGGCTTCGAGGTCAGGAGAGAGTTGCGCTAACGGAGTCGGTTGAATCGTCCACGGCTTGTCGTCTATCGGTCGGAGGATGTCGTTGATCCACGTTTCCGCCGCTCTACAGAGTTTCGCGGTCAAAAGGACGTAGACTTCAGACCCGCCCATTTCCCTGATTGCCGCCAGAACATCAGCTTCGTAGATGCCGTTATCCATTCGAAGATTTCTAAGCATCTGCTGTTCAATCGGCTGCTTCGCCATTTTCGCAGCGTCCCAACATTTGGCGATGTATCCAGAAAGGGGAGAGATGATAGGGTTGTCTTGCGGGGCAGGGGTCTTGGAGGCTTGTTCGGCAAAGACGGCGCTTGGAGGTCTGATTTTATGAAATCCGATGCTTGATACGCCGTCGATTGCTTGTGCCATGTTGTTACTCCAAAAAAGAAAGGGCCGGATAGCGTCAAGTTCCCTTGATTACCATCCGGCCCTCTCGTTCAATCATCCTCCACCATCGAGGAGGCGACTTTAAGATTCCGAAAATTATTTGTCGGGGGTTCTTTCTACCCCCAAAGTCACCGGTTTCCTATGCCTTTCGGTCACAGGCTCAACCCCGAAGGGTCACGCGGCTCGTCAGTGCTGCCGCTATGGGGCGCCCAACCGGAACCCTCGCACATAAAGGGCTTGCGCCCTCACCTTATAGTCTTGGAAACCGATACCTTCGCATCCTGAATACCTCCTTGTGACACGTTGACAAGAATCATAATCTCGCCTGTATGCGTCACAGGCATCTCACCTTCTCTTTTCAAGTCCTTTAGCAAATTAATTAACCACAAGGGCTTGTTCATGAAAATTACCAAAACACACAAAGAAGACATTTGTCAAGTTTTATTTCGACTTGCAGCAACAAGCTCTTCTATCAGCCGTGCGTGTCCTTTGCCGTTATCATACTGGACACGCGCCATAGACCCAGACATGCCCTTGAGGTTGTCAATGGCTTTAGCCGCTCTTTCTAGGAGGTCGGATTCTTCCCCAAACTGACATTTAAAGGGGTCGTTATCTTTGCCGCAAAATTCGCATTTCCAATTCATGTCCGCCTCCGATGGAATAGTTGTTATGACCACTTTCCCATTATCATTTCTGTGAGTTCGAGCCGCTGCCCTTTCAGCCGCACCTTGTCAGGACGGAGATGCACCAACTCACCACGATACTTCACGGTAATATTGGTTTCGGTCAAACGCTCAATCTTCCCCTCTCGCGACGAAAATTGGATTCTGCTTTTCCCGCGACGAGTGCAGTGTACCCAAGTGACCCGATCTCCCACCTTCATAATTAACTACCCCCTCAGCTTATCTATCTCTGCCCACAATTTTGCATTCTCATTCAAAATGCTTTGCCGGTTAGCTCTGATCGTCTGGATTAGCGCCTCTTGCGCTTTTACCTTCTTCTGTAAAGCGTCAATCGCTCCTTGCTGTGGATAAAGCCAATATAGAATTGCACGTAAGACTCTTTTAAAACCTTCTTTAGTCATTTGATGTCCTCGATGAATCCCTTGAGTGATGCCGTAGTCAAGCCCCCCCTTCCCCCCAAGCATAGAAGTGCTTAGAAAGTAGGTTCGGCAACTACGGCATCAACGAGAACCGCGCATTGTGTCCTGCGAAGTTATCCTCTCGCTTATCCGCTCACAGACCCGTTGGTACGGCACCGATACTTTGGTGGCCTTGACGCCCTCTGTGATTCGTCTAGGTCGGTGCTAGCCAATCCCCGCTTATTCACCGTCGCACCATAACCCCCACTGATACGGCATACAGTAAGGATAAGGAAACCCCCTTGGGGAGACTTTTACAATCGACCAAGAAAGTAAGTAACGCCCAAGGGGGTTAAACGGCAAATGCCGGTGCAGCTATTTAGTTTTAGGTTGTTACTCACTTACTCTTGGTCTGCCGATTAAATACCCCCAAAGATTATTCGTTGTCAACTTTTATTTTCATTCCTGATGCTGTCGAGGATTTGTCTGTCGATGTCATTCGCAATTTGCTGTGCTGCTTGCCCATAGTAGGAGTCCAGCATTGATTGAGCGTAGTTATTCGGCTTGTGTATACTCTTATACTTCCAATCATACGGTATATTCGGCTTCACACTAACCTTAACCTCATCCCCAATCTCAATCGTGATCTTATCCGCCTCTGCTACGTCAATCCCCTCCATACGCATCATCACAGACAACGCAGAGAGTAATTCCTTACCTGACTCGATCTGCATCTTCTGGAAGGTTTCGAAAGAGATGGTGATGGAGGTCGGTTTCGGGGGAGGTCTGTCAAAGTTCGGCGGTGAATACTGGTTCATGTAGGCTTCATATTGCTTGCGTGTAGCTTCAGCAAGCGCCTGTTGCTTCGCATGCTCTGTTGCAGTAATCATATAATCTTCCGGCTTCGCGCCAATGCCAAGTATTTTATCGCGCATTGAGTGCCATGGTCCTAGAGGCGAATCATTCTGTTCATCATGCGCTTGTTTCAATGTCTTCCTGCCATCACGGTTGTCGTAGGTCATTCAAACCTCGCTTTCTTGTGAACCATCTTCGTATAAGCGCCGAGTTCGCGTTCACTGACCTCGACTACAATCCTTCGCAACGGGACAGGTTGGCCTATCGGTACTTCCGGCAAGTCTTCGTGACGCAGGATCATCACGTGGTCAAAGAAACCTCTGTCGTCATTCCATATATCAGAGACAGGCATGATCCTCAATATCTCTGCTCCATGAGGCAACGGCATTCCTTCTTTCGCAAGGTCTGAGGCGCTGATGTAGACGCGACAGATGCAGCGTTCGTGTGTTTTTGAGTCAGTCATGGCAAACGTTCCTCCTGTGCATCGTCAAAATACGAATCATCAAAAGCTGTCTTGAAAACTGTTGGGGAAAGTGGCGCGGCAAATATCTCATAGAAAGATTCTTTTGCAACTTTGTTCGCTTCTTTGAAAGGATCATCAGTCATACCGTCTCCCCCGTAAGTCTCGCATAGACTATCGCTGCGGTTATATCTTCGTCGGTTGCGCCAATCTGTCGTAATGCGGCACGTTGCCAGTCGCCTGACCAGGTAGGGATGTCGCCAACCTTTACCATCACGTCTTCTTCTACCTCGGTCACAAAATACCTCGCATGACCAAACCTATTAGAGTTTTGAGGAATCACGTACACTACTCCTTTGAACTCAAGCACCGGCTCTATCTTCGGATGCCATTTCAAGGGATTGCGCGTCAAAACGGCAAATCCCATTCTGGCTTGACCCGCACCACGTTTCCACTGAAGTCGATGTCGATTCTTAGCCCGTCATGATGCTCTAAGTCCACCCCATGCAACCTCATCTGCATCTTCAGCGTCGTGATTAACGCTTCCGGTGTCTCGCAGGGGAGTTTCATGAAGTCGTGGAGCGGGATGTGCAGCGTGTTTTGAGACGTGGGCCATTTGCGTTTAAGTTCTTCTTTTGTCATCGGCTTGACTGTTTGGTATCCATAGATGTTCATTGCAACGCAGCCCACTGGTCATTTCTGAGAATGGCGCATACTTGAGACTCAGACAGTCCGTATTGTGCTCCAATCACCTTTGATTTTACAGAGCGCCCTATCCTGCGTATCTCTCGAACTTCATCCAACGTCAATTTAGCGCGACCTCCGCGACCTTTCACAACCATATCCCTCATGTTATCGGTATGAGTGCCAAGGAAAAGATGGTCTGGTTTCACACAGCCGGGATTGTCGCACTTGTGCAGTACGTGTAAGCCTTCCGGTACTGGCCCAAAAGTAATTTCCCAAGACACTCTATGAGCTTTTAGATTTTTGCCTTCAATCCCAAAAATGCCATAACGATCTTTATATCCAGTCCATTCCCAACACGTATCGGTTTTATTGACTTTGCTCCAAAACCTTACTTCTAGTGGCACTTTGGGATGATGGCTATGGATATACCTCATAGGCTCTCCCTTAACCTGCCCATTTCTGGCCCGGCTACAGTCGTTTTCATACCGCAGCCGCAATGACAATAACCATAAGGGATGTCAGACATTAGCCGCGCTCCCTTTTCTCGAAATAGAGATCCAGGGCGCGTCTGATAATTTCTGACATGGTTTGTCCGGTAGATGCTTTTTCTTGTTTTAGCTTGTCGGTGTAGTTCTTTGGCAGGCTAATTGTTTGGTTCATGCGCTTGCTCCTTTGTGGGCAGATGTAATTCACAAGCGCACTATACGTAACGACTAATCAAAAGTCAAGCTAATTTCATACACCCCCCCACCCCCCCCTATTACCACCTGAACTTCTACCTTCTTTAATATGAGATGGTTTCGGACGTTGAGGGATTGGGACCTTTAGGCGTAAATACTTGCCAATGGCTATGGAAATAACTCTATCATCGTGCCAACCTTGTTCAGCTTCTTCTTTCGATCCACACTTTTTGAAGCCAAGCATTTCGCTGAATGTTTCGGCGCAATTTATGCCGTGAGTCCCTTCGATACACTCAAGTTTGAGAGTGTCAAGGATCTCGGTTCTTGTCTTGGAACTCGTTACCCATCCCCACCGTTTACGTGGTTTGCCTGGCGGTTCAGGGACCATCTCCATGTGGATTCTAGGGTATCCGGAGTCAACTATTTCGGTGACAGTCGTAAGGCCATGGTTGTTGCGCTCAGGGGCTAAATACGCCACGTTATATCTTCTACCAAGAGACACCAGTATTTGACCATATATCTTGGGAGGCCATTTGCCATGGAGATGGGCCACTTGTTCGCCTGTCCGGTGGTCTATAACATCAGCCGAATCGAAATCTCCGCTTTCAAGACCTTCGGCCACGTCAGCACTGATGATATACGATGCTCCGACTTTAGGTTCTTGCCACACACGGAGTTCTCCGTCTTCTTTTGCGTACCATACGCCCGTTGACGGCATACACGAATAACGTACTTTGGGCGGTTTTGCTGCATCTCTAAAAGCCGCAATCTTTTTGTTGTCAAAAACTGGAACTCCAGTTGAAAGAAACGCCTCTTCTGGTGTAGAAGGGTGCATTTCGTTAAATTTCTCAATAATGCCATCGGCATCATTATCAATCGTGTATCTGCGCCAATACATCTGTTCGTCATCTAAATTGAACTGAGTTTTTATTTCGATCTCTTCTTCTGTTAAAACAAAATCAGAAGGTACAAGCATCCTATTGAGTTCAAAAATAAACCAGGGAAAGAAGACTGCCGTGTAGTTATTTGACTTATTGGCAGATTCGTTGATTTCCTCTTCGACCATTGGTTCACCGTTATCGTCCAGCCTTTTCACAAAATACCTAAAGCGGCACCCCCAAAATCTTCGGTATACTTCCCCCCCAACGCCGTCTGCTGTGCCTTCAATCACTACTTCTGTACCTGGTTCGGGAGGTACGCATGGCAGTACAGCCTTAATCAGACCTTCTGCATTTTCGCGGGGCAGTTTAAAGGCATCAGATATATGCAGTCGATGCACTGCTTGCCCTGAACCAACATCATCTTTACCGCCAGTCGCAACACGAAAAGCAGAATCAAGGCCCGTTCCTTGTGCGTTGTTGAACTCTAAAAGACGGGCATTGTTGGCGAGGACATCTGGCCTTTCTTTTGCCGGGATATTGTTGTGGAAGCGTTTGACCATCTTGAAAATGAACTCACTCGCAGCAGGTTCGTGTGTAATTTGCATGCAATATGTGCTTGGATTGCTCGTAACATGCTGGTAATTTTTCCCAGAAAAAAGCGTTGTTATGCCCTGCCGCCTGCCTTTCAAAATAACCACTCTGACCAAACGGCCTTTGGCTATGATTTTTCTTTCAATCTTTTCATAAAGTCGTTGTGGACCGTTAAGTATGAAACGCTCAAAGCCGCCTCCCTCCCTTGGCTGCACCTTGAGCTTCGTCCTGGCGTATTCCTCAAAATCCACGGACATCTTCAAGTCAGCGATCAACTCCGCTATCTGATCGGCACTGAGGTCTTCGAATTGTTGAAGGGCGTTAGTCATGTTACAACCTGAAAAGATTTATGATATTCATGATACCAAACACCACGTTGATAATTATATTGAATACGCCAAATCCAACTATAAAATCAGTTGGTTCTCTTCTTATTAAAACAACTTGCAACACAATCAAACCTGCTTGCAACAATATCAAACCGACTAGAAAGATATAATTCATTCTCCAGCCCCCTGTTGTTTCATCTCAAGCATCTTCTGAAGATCCGCCAACATGCTCGGATTCGCCTTGACCTCTGCGATAAGCTGGACTTTCTGCTCGTACTTGAACTCTTCGATGACAACCTTCTTCTCCGGCATCGCCTGTTGCGCCTCCGCAGCAAACTTTGCCGCGTCCATTCTCGCTCGATGGTCGGGATACATCTTGATGACTTCCTTCGTCACCAGTTTGCCGTCTTCAATCGTCGTTTCCCGCCCTCTGAACGCCTGTTCAGCATTCATCGCGTCGGCTACAACCGTAGCAATCTTCTCGACCCCCGCGTTTTTAAGAGCAAGGAGTTCCTGTAGACGGAGGTTGTTGCTAGTCTTTTCCTTTACCTTTTCAAGAGTCGTTGTCACCTTATTCGCTATCGTCGCATCTTTGCCTATAAGACCCGCTGCTTTGGCTTTTTCCAGCCGTGTCGCGTCAGGATTGAAGAGATGCGCTTTCACAATGTTGATCTCTTGCCCCGTAAAGCCCTGTTCTTCCTTCTGCTTCTGACGCTTGGCAAGGGATTTCTTGCTGAGCTTCTTACGCTTGATGGTCGGAGTCTCGATGGTCGATGGAAAAATCTCGATGATTTCGTCAGACATTGTTCCACTCCAAGATAGCTTCTTCAGGATTGTCAAAGACCTCGTTAAGTTCAGGATTTACCGCGCAGAAATCGTTTTCGCAACCGACCCCATAGACTAGCTGCTCGTCACTCGGATGCACCCTCAGAGCCGGTAATCCTTTGCACCAGGGGCATTCCTTGATCGTTTTCTGCAACTCTCCTAAAGACGCCATCCACTGTTTGAACTCGTTGACCGTGCCATCGGGTTTGTGAAGTTTGTAGAGACGGTAGAAATTCACCCATGAAGAATCGTGCTCGATCTCGCCGGCTTGAGTTGCCACTGTTACCTCCCAGTTACTCTATGTAATTGCATTGCAAGAAGTCCCGCGTGTTCCATCGTCGTCACGTTCGCGGCGTAGAAGTTGTAATCAACAGAGGTTTCGTCTACACGGACGGTATAACTTATCACCAGCCGTTCAGGGTTAATCTCGCCGTTTTCCAAGTCTCTGAGACAGGCGAGTAGCGCGTCTCTTGGGGTCCATTTGCGGCAATCATCTGATTCATTAGCGCGTTTTTCAGCAAGTTCATTCGGTCGGAAAGTCAATGCAGTTCCTCCTTCGGTATCAACAGCGCCCTCAGTTCTTCCCCGAACAGCCCGGTGACGAATTTCGACGTGTCCTGATACGCTTTCGCCGCCCCATGTCTCTCGTGATTCTCGTCCATCTGGCTTCTCGTCAGCGCCGGATGCTTCTGCTTCGAGAGATTCGACTTCATCAGTCTGTCCAAGGTCTGAAGGAGGAAGACGAGTCGCTGTTCCATCGGTAGGGCTTTTAGTGCTTCAAAGCCGGATAGGGTTTCGACTTCTTCTGCCGGGATGTCAAACTTTTTCGGTTTACAATCGCCGCAGTTACCGCAGACAGTGTTAGTTTGCTTGGTACAGTTGTGTGTGCTCATTCGTCCTCCCCGAATGCAGCGATACGTTCGACAAGAATGTTCGAGTACAGCGTCATTGCTTCCAACTGCCGGTTTAGCCGCGACTGCTCCATGTTGTCAAGTTTCCGGTACAGTTCGCCACCAATAAACGCGGTCAACTTCTGTCGCTTCTCGTCAAGTTCTTGGCGTTCTTCAATGACTCTAAGTTGATGTGGTAACTTTGCCATAACGATACTCTCCCCCTCATTTTTTGGAATTGTCAAGAATTTTTCTGCCAGTTTGCGTTTCGTACTGTATTTTGTTTCGGGCAATAATTGCTTCAAAGTCAATGTTCCATAAATTGTAGATATTTTTCCCGACCCGATGCCTTTCCATATGGCAGCGGTGGCACATTGGCAACGTGCTGTAGTCGCTGGCTTTAATACCCATGCCTCTATCCCCTTCATGGTGAGGTATTGAAGGTGCTTGATGTCCTCTGATACATGGTTGTTTTCGTATCCATGAAAGATACTTCTTGTCCCGAGGTGTGTGGGGTTTTCGGAGGTCAGCTAAATATTTCGGTTGGCTCATTATCTCACCTTTTTGCATAAGATTTTTTCTGGAGTTAAGCCAACTCTCCACCTGTTTCTTATGGTGGAATAATTAATGCCAAGGTGCCGTGACCATTGGGCCATAGTCTTGGACACACCGTCCATCACAATAACGGCATTATTTCTGCGATTGTTCGCTTGAGTTTCGAGTGTTGCCCACTGGCAGTTTTCTGGAGAATAATCCTTGTCATTGTTTATTCTATCTAGTGATAACCCCTTACTGTAGCCTGGAGCCATATCCTCGAAGAAATTTTCAAACGACTTACTCCACCTATCACAAACCGTAATTCCTCTGCCACCGTAAAGAAAATAATCAGTATTATTGACATTATTGCATCGTTGTTTCATCTGAAACCACACATGGTAAATTGGAGAATTGCTCATTCCATGCGTCTGGTTTGCTGTGGCGTCGTACTTTAAACATCCACATGACTTGACCTCACCGTTTAACAAGTACTTACTTTTAACTATATGGTCTTTCCCGCAATCACAAACGCAATTCCATCTTGTTCTCTGCTTTTCTGGTTCAGCTTTAGACACCACTACAAGACGATGGAATCTCCGCCCGATCATGCTTTGCTCCGTTCGTGAAAATAGTTGTCGAGCGCCCGACGGATAATTTCGGAAATCGTAAGGCCAGTTTCTTTTTTCTCTTTCACCAATTTATCATCACACTGCTTTGGGATGCTGATTGTTCTGTTCAAGAGATTCTCCTATATAGCAAAATGCAATCTGTGCGCAGAATATACTGTGACAGTATTACAAATCAAGTAAAAAATCATACAGTCAACGACGTGCCACCTGTCGAGGTATGATGATAAATCTTCTGCCCCATGCACGGCCCACGGCCTCGCAACTCGCATTCCTGAGTTAAGAGCCACAGGAGAAAGTTCTTGTCACGCGGAGTTTTTACTTTCCAGTTCGCCGCCGTCATCAGTACGAACGCGAGTAGACAATGTCGCTCACTTAACGACCTCCCGCGCTCTTGTGCAGGCGGGGCAGTCGCAGCACGTTGGCCGTTTTCGAAGCTCGTTGCAGTTGGCTTCATTATCGGTTGCCAGTGAGCAGTGCTTACAATCTTTCGAGTGATCCTCAAGCACCGCCTCCCCCAACTTCCTCGCCCTCTCCGTCATCTCGGCAAGGGCGGCGCGAAGGGATTCAATATTCGCAGCAATAACCTCTGAGTAGTCAACGCCTTTGAAAAGTTCCTGTTTGCAACGGATGCAGTAGCTATGTCCCTTTTCCGTCCTTTGTGCGAAGTGCAGTTCTACAATGTCAGAGCAGCCGCACTCGGGGCAGAAAGTAATAGGTTTATCCAATCTGGCGCGGAGGGTGGCGAGTTCGTGCATCAGTAAATCAATCCTCAATTGCGTGTGATCCATTTTTAAGCTGGTACTCATCACTTCCCCCCTTCGCGCCGGATGGCGGCAGCAATCTTATCCCCGCAGTCAAAGGTCCAACATCCATGCTTCTCAGATAGATACGCGCACCGCTCCCTTTCCTCCCGCTCGGTGGCGTCAAGGGCTTTTAGAAGATTTTGAATTATATCTTCAGCGTCGTATACTACTTGAGTGGCTACGTTTATACCGTCAACGTAGGACCAAGTATCGAGCCGGGTTAGTACCTCCCTCGCCCTCTCCCGCAGGTCGCTATTTTCGCTCATGGGGCCTCCTATTTAATGTCGTGTTTTTTCTTGGCTTTTTTCAGGCATAGGTTCAACTGTTGTTCTAGCCAATCATTGGCCCCGGAGATTTGCCCCTTATCCACCAATTCTTTGTACTTGTTCGTGGCCTTGACGGCACAAAGCGCCCCGTTATAGAAACCCAGCTCAAAGAATGAAGTCCGTGTAAGCTCAAATGTTTTATTCATCTCTTTTGGCAGGTCGTACCCCCACGCCACCCCCGACCATAGCATCATTACCGCTACCAGTAGCTTTTTCATGGTGTCTCCTTTAGCATTAGTATCAGCACGAAAAAGTTTATGAAGTAAGCTGTTATAAGCGCCACTCTAAACCACACATCGCGCCACTTTGGGTCTATTGTCCTCTGCCATTTAAGATAAGCTAGCCCGGTGATACAAGACAGCATCCCCAGGATTGGTATCGTTATAGTCATCATTCCTCCTCGCCAATCATCCTCGTTATGGCCGCGCAGATGGCGGCGGAACTCCCGCTGCACCGGACGAGCCGGTGAGCTTGTTGGTTATGGTGCTTCTTCGTCGCCAAGAAAGATGCCTCCCTCTTCGGGATAGTCTGTAAAGCTGGCATACAGGCCAGGTCCACTATGCCCATTTGTTACGAGAGTTACAGTTATCACCGTTTCTTCATCCCCGCCGAATGCTTCAAATAAATCTCTTGCTTGGTCATAAGTAAAATCCATTTTAGTCTCCGATCACCGCGCGCCATAACCAGACATCGAACCCGACAGGCGGGTTAATTCAAACCGTTAGACTCCTCCCCCGCAGCGCGGGTGTTATCTAAAACGGTGGGTCGTCATAGCCATCCACACGTGTTGACTCCAAAAGCCTCTGCTTCACCGCCTCTGCCGTCACTGCTCCTAAATCGTAGACAGTCACCGGCACCCGACCCAACTTTTCAGCAGCAGCCAAACAAACATCCCGATCCACAAACGTGCCGTAAATCGCTTGCGCCCCGAATAGTTTGGTAAATCCGACATTGCCACCAACAGCAGGCACGTCAACGCGCACAAATGTCCCACCAAGGCTGTACTCGCTCACCTTCCCGGCTATTGTCTGCCGGCCCATCAGTTCGATAATCGCGTAGAGGTCGGGAGAGTCGGTCACTTTGTCGTCTCCTTCGCAATCTCCACAGCCCTCGCCTCATCGCACTTCTCACCTTCCATGATGATAGCAACGCGCTCTAGGAACTCGCTGTTCTCGTCGGTGATAGGAACGTCAAAAACACTCACAGTGACCTCCTTTTATAATCAGGCATGATAACCCCGCGCCGTCCATTGAAACGTGGCTGGCAAATCTTCTTGAGACACGCAGGGCAATAGACACCCTTCTTGCTCTTGACCTCGCCGCCGCATTTGATGCAGAGTTTCATATCTCCCTCATATACATCGATTTCATATCTTCCACCTGAAGGCCGAGATAAACCCGCGTCACCTTCTCCGACACATGACCCAACGCATCAGAAATCATCGTCAATGATTCACCAGCCTCGTACTGGTATCTTGCCCAGGTCTTTCTCAACGAATGAGCCGAATACCCTCCCCTAAGACCAGCCCTGAAACACCACGTCTTCACCATCTGAGAAAACGCAGGCACAGTCAGAGGCCCACCACCGCGCTCAGAGACGAACAACCAGTCATCGTCATCCCTCCCTGCGATCAAAGGCGCGACCGCTTTCTTGATCGTGTTGTTGAGATAAAACTTCCTGACCTTTGAAGTCTTCTTCTCGCGCTTCTCGATAACGTCACCCCTCACATCGCCAACCTTGAGGCTCAAAAGGTCCGAGGCACGAAACGCAGTGTTGACCCCCACGGTGAACAGAGCAAAGTCACGCGGCCTAGAAGACAAGTCAGCTTTGATCTTCGCTATCCTCGCCATATCCGTAATCGGCTTCGATGCTATGATGCTGTCCTTTTTCGGATGATTCTGCGCTTGAGCCATTTGACGTGTCATTTCTTCACCTTCGACATAATCGCTTCCTGCTCCTTAATCGGCCTACCACAACACTGAGTCCGTTCACCATCGTAATACCCAATCCCATTGCTCTTGGAACACGCAAGAAGATGATAATATTCCTTCCCGAACTCAGACCAAATCTCCTTGCCACATTCAGCACAACGCTGCCAATTCTCGCGCACCGTCTTAGCCGCAGACTTTATAGAAGGCGCGGCCCCCTCTATCGGCTCAACAGTCACTTCGACCCCAGGCTTGTACGCCACTTCGTTCCAAACTCGCCTAGACCGACTCATTTGCTACCTCCTTTTCCCACAGGTAACTTTTGCATCGGGGGCAACACTTAGGCTTTTTAATTCTGCTCACCCAATCATACCCGCACCGCTTACAAACATACTCACTCATAGCCACCTCCAATCCAATGATTACCACTATTATCATAATTGGATTGAGCAAGTCAATAGAATAAAAAACGGGGAGAAAAATTTTTTAGGGGGGGGGAGTCGTTTTAAACTCCAAAAATGGGGCAAGCTTGAGAGAGGGGGTGACATATTAAATGATGTGTCGGGACAACTAGGGGGGTGGGGGTGGGGCCGGCAGGGGCAGAGAGCAGGCCAGCAGGAGCCGCCAGGACGGGGGAGATCGGGCCACATTGAGCAACTAATGGAAGTAGTTAATGGAGTAACCACGCGATAATTAAGCACTTGGCACATCTGTCGATGGTCCATGCTACCTTGCCACACGCTTCCCCCCTCCTGATGTACCTCATTTGCACCTCTGGAATATAGCTAGATCGGCCACCATAGCGGACGCGCGCGCATGAACTTGACATAATACCCCGCGACGATGAGCCGCCCCTTTCTTCATTCTCGTTTCTAGCGCCTTTTGTATGCAGCCGACTTCCCACTTGTTTTCCCGTTTGTATTCTGTTATTCCCATAAAAAGGCTGTTTTTGGCTCTTTTGGCTGTTTTCGGGATGTGTCTGAACTCCAAATTTGCCCTGAGAAGGCTTTTAAGTAGGTAGGACAGGGGATAGTATGCCTTGATTTAGGCTTTTATGGCACAGCCCCCAAGGGGAACGGCAGAGGCTAAAGTTCAGGAGTATCTATATTGAGGTATGGGAAAGAGGCAACAGGGGAAACGCGACTTTTGACGACACAGCCCCAAGACGGAGGACCCATGACAAACGAATTCACCCTTGATGAACTTGAAGCAATGGCAGCAGCAGCCGCCGCATGGCTTGAGACTCCGGAAGGCAAAGCAGCCATGCAGGAAGCAGCCACCACAACGGCACAAACGATAAAGGACCTGGAAGCAGCCAGAAGAATGACCTGGATCGACCTGAACACACCTATGGATATTTAATGGAGGAATAAAGCACATGGGGAAACGCGACTCCGCACGACAGATGGAATACACCGTTAGCCTGATCGACCGCGAAACGCAGGAGCCGCAGGAGATACGTTTGTTGGAGTCCACCCTTGGCTTTACCTGGATCGACCAGGACGGGAACGACCTGGAGAACATCGACCCCCAACCCCGCCTTATACTGGCGAGGCGGGAGCTTGAACGGAAGTATCTTTATACACATGAAATATTTTGGCCGCAGATCGCCCCAAGGAAACGCCAGGATAAAGCAGAGGTAATGGTATCAGTAAGGCTCACACCTGGTATCATGTGGGAATTGCGCCTCATTGCTGGATTATTAGGGAAAACGCCAAGCGCCACAATACGCGACATGCTACAAAACTATATCCGCCCTGGAACCCTCCCCCCCCTTGACCAAGCATTTCTTGACAAGATCATAGCCGACTATGCCCGAAAGTGTAAAAAAGACTGACACAATAGCCACTTATCCACAGATTTTCTGTAATATTTCCCGACTTCCTTAAATATCCGCATGTTACGCCAATTTATCTGGGGATAACTCCTTGATAAGTTGTGGAATACTTTCCACTTGTGTTGGATTTCTTTACACTCACATTCACCCCATTTATAACCCATTGATTACACTGCTATATTATCCCTCAATTTGTTGGCACAAGATATGCTTACATTTAAGGTATATACCAACCACGGAGGAACCCCATGAAAAACAGACCTATCCATTACAAACGATTCTACACTGATCAAGAAGCGTACTGCGGCGTTAAACTCGATGACGGCCCTGGATCAATAACAAAGCTAGACAATACTATTTTCCGCAATCAAGCCACCTGCAAGAATTGCCGTCGTAGAATCCAGAAACATCTAAGCACCAACCAGAAAGGACTTTAGACATGATCCGCGTGAAATGGATAACCGGCAAATGGGATTATATCAAACGCTCAGAACTGCCACGCGTAAGGCATCTTATTCTTGAAGTCAGATTTTAGGAGCAACGACCAATGACACAGCCCTTGATTACCACAGTCAAATTAGGTGACGCACTATTGACCGCAACCCAGGACAGCGACCGCTTGACCATCGTCATTTACACAAAGCAGCCTCTAAAGGTTGAAACCGTCATTTTGGAGGATTAACCCACATGGAATGTATCACCATTGGCGGAATTATCGTGCTTTTTTGGGCATTACTACAGATTAAAGGAGGAAATTGACATGAAACACACAAAAGGACCATGGACTATCAAAGCATCGTCATCAGGTAATCACTTCATTTATTCGGATGCGAAATCGTCATCTGTTGCAGGAGTTAATTTTGTATCACGCGACATTGGCGACGAGGAAGCCCTTGCAAATGCGCAGTTGATAGCAGCCGCGCCGGAACTTTTAACGGCATTAGAGAGAGTCGCCGAAGAAATCCGACTTTTTATGGAGCTCCACGAAGACGACGAAGACGCCGCAGCCGCTTACTATATGGCTATTGACGCCATTGTCAAAGCCAAAGGAGGAAACTAAACCATGTCAGAAATCGCATTGAACCCGAAACAGCTTGAGACGCTTCTAGCTACCATGATACCCGCGAGAGAGCCGGTATTGATCCAGGGAGCGCCGGGAGTTGGCAAGAGTGATATCGTCACCCAGGCCGCGAAAGCCGCAGGCGCAGACCTCATTATAACTCATCCCGTAGTATCAGACCCCGTGGATTTTAAGGGGCTGCCTGGAATAGTCAACGACGCCGCCGAGTTTTTACCTTTCGGGGAACTCCGTCAGGCAGTCGAGGCAACGCGCCCCACCCTTTTCTTTTTAGACGATCTTGGACAAGCGCCACCCGCCACGCAAGCCGCAGCAATGCAACTCATCCTAGCACGCCGCGTGAACGGTCATAAAGTATCAGACCACATTTGTTTTATCGGAGCCACCAACCGGAGGCAGGACCGCGCCGGCGTTTCTGGACTCTTGGAGCCTGTCAAATCCCGCTTTACAACCATCGTTGAGTTACAGCCTGATCTTGATTCCTGGTGCAATTGGGCATTGTCCAACAACATGCCGACCGAGTTAATCAGTTTTGTCCGTTTCCGCCCGAACCTACTACACGATTTCAAACCATCCCCCGACCTATTTAACAGCCCTTGTCCCCGCACCGTTGCCAACGTCGGCAGGATCTTAAATCTAGGCATAGCTCAGGAACTTGAATATCCCGTTATCGCTGGCGCAGCAGGAGAAGCCTTTGCAGCCGAATTCCTTGGATTCCTTCGTATCTGTCGCAACCTCCCGAACCCCGACGCGATATTGATGAACCCCCAGGCAGGAGAAGTGCCGACCGATCCGGCGACCCTGTACGCACTTTGTGGTGCTTTGAGCCGGAAAGCCTCAGATAATACGATTGATCGGCTTGCGGAATATTGCGACCGGCTACCCGCTGAATTTTCTGTTTTGCTGATGAGAGACGCGGTAAAACTCGCCCCGACCGTTACCAGTTCAAGGGGTTTCGTGAAGTGGGCGGCCAGCCATAGCAGCCTCTTAATCTAGCTTGACCGTTTATTGAGCCGTTAAGATCCTTAACGGTTCAGATAAGCAGTTACAGCCAACCACACGGTAATTCACTAAACGGAGGAAAGGAGCTATGACCAGACGACTGCAGGAACGGAGGCACAAGCCGCAGCCCGATTTAGCCGACCTCGTAAGACACGGATGCAAACTGATGGAGACGCCACGCGGAGCAGACTTTTTAATTGACCTGTATTTTGCCGTTGATCGGAAACCCTGTCAACTTTGCCCGAACCAGTGCTTTACATCACGCGGAAACGACCGCAGACAACGAAAGGAGCATTAAACCATGACACACGTTATCAGTAAAAAAGCCATGCTTGCCCGTCTCTCTATAAGTATTTGGAGCGCGAGACGCTTGGACAAAACCGCGACAGAGAAGATCAAAAACGACTTCCAGACTTCGAACGACGCCGGGAGATACAATAAATCCCTGATAGCCACCAACGCCTTGAAGAAGGTACAGAGCGCAGCAGGAGACGCCCGAACTTTTCACTATGCACAAACCCTTCCTTGGAACGACGACGGAGCGAGGATTCTACCCGCCGCTAATTTCTTCGCCTATTCTGAAGGGATGCGAAAACATAAAGCAGCGTTCCAGGCAGCAGTCAGCGAGTTTTTAATCGAGTACCCCGCATTAGTCGAAGATGCTAAAATCCGCCTCAATTCGTTGTTTGTGCAGTCAGACTACCCCAGCGCCGAAAACATCGTCAGTAAATATTCCTTCGAAACGCAGGTTGACCCGCTTCCGGATGCGTCAGACTTTCGCGTTGACCTTGGAGACGCCGAAGTGAGCCGGATCAAAGCCGAGCTTGACGCGAGAAGCCAGCAGGCCCAGGACGCAGCCATGAGAGACGTATGGAGCCGCCTGCATACCGCAGTATCAGCAATGGCAGAACGGTTAAGCACTCCTGATGCTATCTTCAGGGATTCCCTTGTCGGCAACATCGTTGAACTCGTGGACCTGTTACCCCGCTTGAATATCGCAGGAGACGCCGAACTTGACCGACTGACAAAGGAAGTTTCCGCCAGGTTGACAGCATACGAACCCGAGACATTGAGAATCGATAAGAAGACCCGGCAAGCCGTTGCAAATGACTGTGCCGAAATCATGTCTAAGATGTGCGGTTACATGAACGCAGCTTGATTGTTTATCGTGCTCCTGATCTATTCAGGGGCATCATTAAGCAATCAACAGGAGGGAATAGGAACCATGGCAAATTTACCGCAGTTTACAAAATACGTGTATTACAAAGGCCGATATTGGCGATTGGAAGGGTTAGTTGACTATTACGGCAGGATTAGCCTAACACGTTTATCCGACTCATCCAGAGGGGTAAACGCCGATCCTGCAAAAATCCGGAACGCACCACAAGAGCAGATAGACGCCATTGAGCGTATTTATACAGAAAGGGGAATGTAAATGACAGCAGAACAGAAAATGAGAAAAGCAAGGAGTGCTCTCATACTTGACCAGCCCTTTTTCGGCTCGCTTGCCCTCAAAACCAAGTTGATCGAGGATGAAATGCTGTACATCCAGAACCCTGAACAACGCACCATGTGGACCGACGGAGTAAATATCGGCTATTGCCCCGCCTTTGTGGACTCACTCCCGATTGACCAGCTTAAAGGTGTTTTATGCCATGAAGTTATGCACCTTGCCAACGCGCACCAATGCCGCAGGGGAGAACGCGACCCGCAACGCTGGAACCTTGCCGCCGATTATGCAATTAACCCCCTGATCGAAGCCGCAGGTATGCAACTTCCGAAAGATAGACTTTTGTCACCCGCCTTTGCAAACCTGGAAGCGGAAGCGATTTACAACCTTATCCCAGAGCCACCACAAGGCCCAGGACCGGGAAAGGGAAACGGAGCAGGCAACGGAGCAGGGAAGCAAGGCAAAGGACCGCAGGAGCCAAATTTAGGCGATCCCGGTAAATGTGGCGAGGTAAGGGACTTGCCAGGAAAAGACGGACAGCCAGCCAGCGACAGCGACAAGGCACAGAACGCGCAAGACTGGAAAATTGCCACGCAGCAGGCAGCGCAAGCCGCGAAAATGGCGGGCAAGTTGCCGGGAAGTCTTGCAAGGTACGTTGACGAGCTTTTAGAACCGGTTGTTGATTGGCGGGAAGCACTTAGACAGTTCATCGACCGCACCGCCCGAAACGACTACACCTGGAAGCGCCCGAACCCGCGATATTTCTCAAGAGGTCTTATCCTTCCCTCACTCTACAACCAGGAAATGCCGCCGCTTGTCGTAGCCGTTGACACTTCCGGCAGTATCACCAAAGACGATTTACAGCAATTCGCCAGCGAGATTGACGACATTTTGAACCAGTACCCGACGACCGTCACCGTGATCTACTGTGACACCAAAGTACAACACGTTGAAGAGTTCACCGCAGAGACGAGGCCGATTAGGCTTGACGCGAAAGGCGGAGGCGGGACGCGATTTTACCCGGTTTGGAAATGGATAGAAGAGAACGCGGAAGAGACGCCATGCGCCGTCGTGTATTTGACTGATCTGGCCTGTTCAGATTATGGCAACGAGCCAGAGTATCCCTGTCTATGGGTCAATACCGGGAAGTATCAAGCCAGCCCGCCGCCATTTGGTGAAATAGTGCGCCTCCGCCCCGGTCATTAAACCAACAAAGAAAGGACCGACCATGAGAACAGGTTATTTGAAAAAAGACAGACAGGAGCGATTTAATACATACAAAGCATGGTACGTTAACGCATGGCGCATAGTAGATGAAAACGGAAACGACATAGTACAGCCATGGTTTGACACGAAAACAGAAGCGCGGCAGACCGCAAAAGCCCTCAATATTAATCTGATCGAATCGCATTAATCGTTGTTAGCTTCCCTGAATGCCACAGGGAAGCGATAGAGCGATTAAAGGAGGACAACCATGTGGACAACGACAAACCCGCTTGCCTGGAAAGATTACGCAACCACGAAAGAAACGACTCAGCTTTTATTGCCCGACGGGCGAATCCTTTGGGCACGCTATGACACAAACGAAGATTGGAACTATTACAGCAAGTCATATCATAAGACCCACGGACCAAAACGCACCTATGAAAATAGATGCGTCGTGTTCCTGAATCCAGACGGGAGGCAAGGCGAGACGGTTTTAAAAGTTGAATCGTGGCGCGGGAACTGGCAAAAAAAGGCGATCATTGCCGCAGGTTTTACCGAAGAGGAATACACTGCAATGATTTGTGCAGCGCGACTTTTAGCAACGTGATTTGTCAATTAGCCGGTCACGATTTTTAAGGAGGAATACTATGCAATCAAACCTTGCCGAAGATGAAGACTATGGGCCCTGGACTTTTGCCGATGCGCCTGAAGACGTGAGAGCCGCGATTCTGGACAAGCAACGGTACTTTGAAGTTGATAATAATGACTGGTGGGATCTTACCGATGAAGACTTCAAAGCCGAGATGGAAGAGAAGGGCATCCACGTTAATGATATGTGGTTCAGTGGTTTCTGTTGCCAGGGAGACGGCGCAAGTTTCGACGGCTACATTGAAGACTTGCCTAAATTCCTTGAGGCATATTACAAGGCTGAAGACTTCGCCACGATCCGCAAGCTGTTAAACATTGACGGTTTCTATTTTAGCTTCAAATGTGACAGCCGCAGTCACGACCGCTGTTCCTTTGAGTACGATTACGAGGACTGGCGCTATCTCATCGACTACGACCAGGATGATCTAAGGTATCACGCTTTCAAGGCAATCAACTTGCTTGACCATGCCGACGATGAAATCCATAGGCTTGCACAAGAGGCCGAGGATATTTTTAAACGAGAGATGTGCGGGATCTACCGGACGCTTGAGAAGGAGCACGATTATTTGACAAGCAACGAGCATTTGACGGAGTATTTCGAGGGGGCAGATTATCTTTTCGATGAAGACGGTGACATGGTTTGAGCAAATCGCCGGTCACGATTTTGGTTGATTGGTTTTACCCTTGAGAACTCGGAAGGGTAGAGGGGTATTGGGGAGAGGAAATGCTTATCCTCTCACCAAGGTCTTGATTAACTGGCATCGCTAAACATTGCAGCACGTCAGAAGACTGACGCTATCTGACGGCCTTACAATTAAGACTATAGCACACGTTTCCAATAAAAATGATGTGTAGAATATTCTACACCATCTGAAGCTGCCACAGTTCTAGTTCTAACTTAAAAATGCGTGTGAATATTTTGCTTGACAAGAATATTCTACACTTTCAAAAAAGGGGAGGGAACCATGAAACTACCGCCAAAATTCAAAGCCAAAGTCAGGGAAAGCGCCAGGGTTTACCACTATTGGAGACAGACCGAGGCCAAAGGTTTATTTGCCGCGATCTGTAACCCTGGACTGCAACGCGCATCGTCTGAATTATTTGAAACGCGGGGGGGCGAAGCACTATGCAAAGTATGCAAAATCCATATGTGAAGCGGAAGCAGGGGCATAGTTGTCCTCTCTGCCATGTCTGGACATTCAGAAATCATTGCCCCATCTGTAACTATACCCTCGAAGAAGCAGAGCAAGTCATCATCGAGAGTTTGAACGAGGAAGAGAAATGAAGAAACAGAAACGCACACAGCCCTACGCTTGCCTGGAACTCGGAGCAGTCAACCCGAAATGCGTCACGACCATTCCGATTCTATGGTCAAAGGAGCGCCCCCTGTTACGATTCGCCGGTCACATTTATCAGCTTATACAGGTGCGGACAAACAAAGTCACAACCAGGCGCGTTTATCTCATGGCCGTTGACACGCAATACCTGAAGCTTCAGAAAATCGTCTACTCATGCGAAATCAAGGTCAAAAACTGGCAACAGAAAGCCTTAATAGCTGCCGGTCACACGAAAGAAGACATCACCGCCGCGATATGTGCCGCGAGATTAAGGGGGGAATTTTGAAGATCATCAACTGGATTCAGTCTCATCTACTACTGATAGGAATGGCCTATATTTTAGCTGAGACTGTGTATTACATCACAAGGAGGGTAAGACATGAGGAGACGGGAGAAGAGGACGCTGATCGGAAGCTTGATAGCACTGGCGATATTTGCCGCGCTGCTAGTAAGGCCACCAGAAGAAGCCAAGGTGTTGCATGAAGGGATAGTCATCAGTAAATACGGAGAGCCAGAAAGTTGCATTACAGCTTGCCACAAGGATTAACGCACAGAGGCCGAGATTAATTTCCCGGCCTCTTTTTTACTTCCCCTCCGCCCACGCCTTAACCTTCCAGGGGTTAAACTCATAAAGCCTCCCCTTCCCTTTGTCTTCTTCAAGCAAAAATCCTTTCGGCATATCAGCCGGTGGATCTCGTTTAAGCCGTAATTCCAGGCGACGGCCTTTCAGTTATCGCGTCGTTGCACATTTCAATCAAGTCCTGTTGGCTCATATCTCTCCCCAATTAGCCGGTCACGTTTTACCAAAGAGCGCCACATCTCCGCGCTGCCAGTTTATCAAGCGGCTGCTTCATCCTCGCCGCCATCGCCCGTGTTGCTGTCAAGTTAATCTGCTCCTGTTCCGCGTCCGTCATCACTCGTTGGCGCTTGCTTTGCCACGTTACCTTTTCCTGACGCGTTGGGCCAAAGTGCCGCAAGTGATACATCCTGCTCTGGTGGTTCTTCTTGCACCGTGGGCAACAGTACGGGTCAGGGTATGGGGCTAGTTCGTGGCAGGGGGGGTTGTCGCAGCGTTTGTAAAGGTTTGGCACGGTCATTGTATTTCTGCCTTTGTCGCTAATTATCCAGTTATCACGGCTGATATGGCAGGGTAATCATTGTTATATCCCTTCCAGTGATGCGTCTATTTTGCTGTCCAGGTGCTTCCTGAAATCCACTAGTGATTGAAACTCTCCGGTCACGTCCGAAGTGTGTGCCCAATCCTGAGTGTAGTTGCATCCATCTGTGTAACACTCCCATCCTTGCTCTGTCGGGTACAGATCATTCCCGCAGTCGTCGCAGGTATAGGAGTGCAATGTTGGTTCTGCTTGCCGTTTCCTTAGATTTTCGATTTGCGCTGTTGTCCACGGTGCCTTAATCATGCCGCCTCTCCGTGGCGAAAACGGGCTATAACCAAACAATCAACTCGGTCTTTGCTGCGCTTCGCCGGTTATTTCAAACCGTTATAATTTCTTCCCCTTCCAGCATCTCACCAACGACCCACCCCACTGCGACTTGTGCCGAACCCTCGCCGCCCATCGGCAATGACGCACGTTGGCGTGTACGTGCGGTCTAGTGCAATATTTCGCATCTTTATAAGGGCAAATCTCCGCATCATCCATCACTCCCTCCTTTCGATTTCAATTTCTTCCAAATTTGCGTTATAACACGTTTGCCTTTGCCGACCCTACCACAACCATTCACCCTGTCTCAAAATCAATTCCTGCCTTAGCCTCGTTCGTCCCTGCCCTATACCTGACCTTTAAACACAAACCCTTTTGGCGATTTCTTCCGTTTGACGATTTCCAAGAGATCCTTTTCGTCAAGTAAGGTCGCGAGTCTCACTTCCTGCTCCGTCCAGACGCGATACTTGTGCTCGTTCGGCTGATCGGTCCAGACCTGACGCACTTCACCGGAATTACAGACGAGAATGGTGTCGTTGAGTAGGTTGAGCGTTTGCATACGTCTCCTTGAAGGTCAAACGATAAAAAAATAATAGAACAGCCAGTACAATACTTCAGCTATCAACCAAACCATGAACGCAGATACGAACGGGACAGTCCAATCATACTTATTCTGGACGTTATTAATGTCAAACAGCCAAGCTATAAACATCATGACGGCCAATATCACCAGAAAGCCAATATGCTGTTTCAATCCCATAATTGCTCCCTCCCCTTCATTAGTACGGACATCCGTCATCCTCCCCTTTAGCCTTGCCCTTCCGTTCCTCGTAAAGAGTGAAGTCGATAAACTGAAACGTAACCCGGTTGATCTCTGCTTCAAGTTTCCAACCTCGCGGCCCATTGCGATTCTTCAGCCCTTCACAAACCAGGACGCCGCTCTTATCATGGTAGAAACCAAGTCCTATGTCGGCAGCTTCTTCTATAGCCCCGCCGCCTTTCGCATCGCTGAAATTGATACCCTGCTTTTCCTTACGTCCTAATACGTTAATCTGCGACAGAAGAATCACCGGGACGTTGAGCGCCTTCGCCATAGTTTTTGCTCCATAAGCGTTGTGCTCGATCCTGTCAAATATTTTGCTAGTCCCAGGCGGTCCCGGCATGAGTTGGATAAAGTCAATCCCAAGGGCCACCACTTCGCCAAATTTCTGTCGTGTCAGATCAACATACCGCTCCATTTGTTCCAGCGAAAGACGCGGTTTCGAACAGACAATCAGCCCGTTATGGCCGGCAGCGATGTTTTTCTGGTCTATCGCATACCTACCGCCACCCTTGAAATGACACTCCACATCCCACCCTGAAACACCGCAATCAATCTGGATTTCCCGTTCAAATATCTTGTCGTCAGGCATCTCCATTGAAAAAAACAGCGCATGTTTGCTCGTCCGTTTTGCCCCACGCTTGAGAAGGTTTTGCAGAAACGCAGTCTTGAACCCTCCCGGCTCTGCAACTATGGTCATCACTTCCCCAGGCGCTACCCCTCTGATTTTCCTGTCCAGCAGTGCGTATTCAGTGATGAACCTGTCTTGGTCGATTGTCTTGACGCGCCGTTCGTAATTCGCCATACGAGAGTCGAAGGTGGAAAGGTCTTGCAGGGAAACACCGCCAAACGAATCCATGTTTGCCGTGATTTCAGACAAACCTGACTTCGCTTCAGGGATGATCTCGCCTACCGACTCGCTTTCATAGGCCATCTCGCTTATCTTCTCGCCGTACAAGATCATCTGCCGGCGCACCGATGCTTCTTTGACCATCTTACAGTAATACTCGACGTTGGCTGAAGTCGGGACGTAATCGACAAGCTGGACCAGATAGGATGCCCCGCCGACTTCTTCCAGCTCATCACGATCCTTCAACGTGTTGCTGAGTGTTACGAGATCGATAGGAATTCCTTTGGACTGATGATGAAGCATCGCTCTGAATATTTTTCGATGCGATTCACGGTAAAAGTCCATTGCGTCGATGATTCCGGAGACTTTACGGATGCAAGAGTTGTCAAGAAATATGGCCCCAAGGATCGAGACTTCGCCCTCTATGGCTTGCGGTGGTAGTTTGCGGTCGTTCATTTGGATTTGCGCCTGTAGCTGTTCCAGTTAAAAACAAATATCTGGCTATTGCTTTCATGGAACCTGTCTATAGCACGCGCTCCCATTAAATCTTCCAACTGCTTTAACGTACAGTTGGAAATAAGGATCATCGGTTTTTTGCGCTCGTATCTGTCGTTAATGATTTCAGTAAGAAATAGCTGCTCTGTAGGCGTACCAAACTGCACACCTACCTCATCGATTATCAACAAATCGGGCCTCACAAAAGAATCTATAACATCCTGTTCAGAATTTTCCTTACCACGCCAAGAATCTTTTATTTGCCGCACACATTTGATTGCAGTTGTATGAACCACATGAAAATCTTTCTTGATAATTTCTTGCCCAATAATAGCGGCTAACATATTTTTACCAGTACCCGGCGAACCTATAAAAATAAGATACGAATCTGACCCTGGACTAAATTTGTCAACGTAGTCCTTACAAGCTCCCAATATTTTTTCAGCAGCTAGATTCTCCGGAATGTAATTGCTAAAAGTCATGCCAATAAATCGTTCCCCGATACCAGACTGTTCCAGCATACGCTTCCTGGCTTTTGCAAGGCGGGACGCTTCGTGAGCTTGCTGTCTTTCATAGCAAGCTACACAGCACCATCCATCCAGTTTCCCGCTCCACGACATTTCCCCCCCACAGCGGTCACAAGAGGGGGGGTTGTTGGCCAGTTCCGAGCCAATCAGCGTCAGGGCCGTTTGCTTCAATAAATCCTGGCCTTCTTTGATTTTCTTTTGGAGTTCCAGTTCCTTCGTCTCGGCGTCCATTTGTCTTCTCCTTTGTTGGGTATAAATCTTGATAATTACTAGCGGTAGATTGATTTAAAACTTCTATGGGGTCGTATCCCTGTTCGTATAAACGGAATAGTTCTTTAACTCTGAGACGCATGGCATATTCAGTCATCTGCTTCTTGATTGATTTACGCATTTCCACAAACGCTTTCCATGCTTCACATATTTCAAGAAGATTTACTTTTTCTTTTGTAGTAGTTTCTTTCTTTTCTTTCCTTTCTTTTGTGGGTGTCAATTTTGACAACGGTTTGTTATCAATTTCGATAACGTTTATTATCGTTTCTGACAACGACGCGTTGTCAATTTTGATAACGCTATCGTTATCGTTTTTGACAATATCGTTATCAATTTTGATAACAGGTTTAGGTAAAGACGGACGTATTTTTTCTCGCTTTTCCCTGATCCAGGTTTCATGGTGTTTGTTAATCCCGTAAGATATGACCGAACCCTTTTCAACCAATATCAGGTTGAGAGTAGACAGTTGTCTGAGCGCCCTTACTACATTTGGCTTTCCAATGCCGGTTGCTTCTGCAAATTGGCTCAAAGCGATCATGTCGGACTTCTTACCAAAACCATAAGTCTTGCGTAAAATTGTCAAAAAAACCTGCATTGATTCTCCAGATATTCTAAAACGGCACAAAGCTTCAAGCAGCTCATTAGCAATTTTGGTATAGCCATCTTCGCATTGTGGCCCCATTCCCATCCCTTTTTGCCATCGGCTGAAATAACGAAAGCCTGCCAAGATGGGTCGAGCATCCTGACAGGCTTACGGGATCTGGCTCAACTAGGAGCCATCACCAAGTTTTAACACGCTCTCGACCAGCGGTTGATATTCAATTTTGCCGCAAGGTAGCAGAAAAATAATTAATGTCAAGTAAGATTTTGCAGAAAAAGGGCGATAGTTGTTATCCGCCCTTCCCCTGTTGCGGAGGGCTTTCCCCCCCCTGGTTGCATGTGACACCTCCCATTGATGTTTCCTGTTGGCTGAACATGGCGCTACCATAAACCCGAAAAAATAAAATTGCAAGGGGATATTTACATAAATTTTTCTTGACATATAATCTCAATGTTGATAATTTCGCATCACAGGAGGAAAACAATGGTACTGACCAAACTCGCAGAATTAAGAAAGCAGAACAATTTATCCCAAGAGCAGTTGGCCGCAAAAACGGGGCTGACGGGTCGGACTATCAACCGAATCGAGTCCGGCAAGGGCGTTCACTTAAACAATGCTAAAGCAATAGCCAAGGCACTTCATGTACAGGTAAAGGACTTGCAATGAAATCGCTCAAGTTGGAAATTGCAGAAGGTTATTGCCAATGCGGGTGTGGTGGGACAACACGGATCGCAACTAGAAATAACAAAATAAAAGGGTGGATAAAAGGCCAACACATAAATTACATACTAGGGCACAACTCTAAAGGCGTAAACCATCCAATGTGGAAAGGAGGGTTAAGAACGTACAAAAAGACCAAGAAAGGTGTTTTAACGGTAGCCCATAACCACCAACGAGAAATGAGTGTCAAACGTGGGCACCCTATGCCTAATTATTCTTTAGCAATATTGCATGAACTGTTTATGGATTGCCCGGTGTTTAATTCTCTGTACGATTCTTGGGTTGCATCTGGATACGACACCAATCTAAGACCTAGCTTTGATAGGAAAGATTGTACAAAACCATACACTTTAGACAATCTGCAATTAATGACTTGGGCGGACAATAAGTTGAAAGGTCGTTCTGAACTGATAAAAACACGTAGAACACAAGTCATTATGTGCGATCTCGAAGGAAAAGAATTGCAACGATTCGATTCAACTAAAGAGGCGGCACTCGTTTCCGGTTGCCATCAATCATCTATAACTCAAGTTTGCCAAGGGAAGCTTTTCCAAACTAGTGGGTATAAGTGGAAATACGGAGAAAAAGTCCAACGCAAAAAAGACAGGAGTTGTTATGGGCGCTGAAATCATTTCTGGCATGCCTGAAAAACAATACCACGCTCTCAATGCGCTTGGGTCCAGCCCCTTGAAACGGTTCCACGATTGCCCTGCATCCGTTCTTGACCCGGTGGAGGTGAGCGAAGATATGGAACTCGGTAGCGCACAGGATTCCTTTACGCTTTACGGGCCGGAACATTTTCACCAGAACTTTATCATCATGCCTGACTTCGGGGATATGAGAAGTCCGGCCAGGCGCAAGGAGCGGGACGAGTTTATTGAGTCAATGCAGGGTAAAGGCAAGACGATCTTGCCGGCAACCGTCACCACAAAGAAAATCCCTACACTGAAGGCAATCACGGATGTTGACAACTTTCTATACCGTGAACATCCCATGACTAAAATCATCTTTCGCCAGGGCGATCAGCAGCTTTCTTTATTCTGGAATGACCCTGATACTGGCTTGGCATGCAAAGGCCGACTCGACCATTATCCGGACCCCAGTTACAAAACGATCTTCGATCTAAAAAAGTGTGCAAGACTGGATAATTTTCACAATCAGATAGAAAAACTAAGATACTTCCTTCAGGGTGGACATTATACCAATGGTGCCTTGATTAACGGCATGGACGTACTTGGCTTCGCTTTTGTGGCTTTTAACTTTGGGGACCCACCTGAAGTGCGGATTGTAGCAATGGATGATGAATACATGGAAAAGTCAATGCGCTTGGCGCGAACCACCATCTTCCTGATTCATGAATGCCGGCAAGCCGATCACTTCCCCAAGTATAAGGTGCCACTGGATACTATTAGTATGGCGCAAATGCTTGGTCTGAAATCCTGCGGCAGTTTTAAGCAATTAGCTCCACAGGATATGATTGAGGTCGCCCAGACACCTTACAGTTTGAGGGCTGCGTGACCTGCGACGGCACATTGATAATCAAAAACGACTGTGATTTTTACCATGAGTTTGATGTTCCGTCTTGGGTAGTATAACGGGTCTGTGAATGACCGGGGAGAAAACAAATGTGTAAATCAACGGTAGATACATCAACTTTCAATTGCCAGTGCGACAAGGATGGAACACCGGTCGATTCACTGGTTATCCCTTTTAATCGGCTGACACCTGCGGAGGCGGAACGGCTTGCATTTGTGATGGAAGAAATGGCTGAAGCGCAGCAGATCATCGGTAAAATTCTGCGGCACGGGTATCAGAGCTATCATCCTGATGACCCCGAAAAGACCAGTAACCGTGCTCTGCTGGCTAAAGAACTTGGCCATGTCTATTGCGGGATTCAACTGCTGGTGGAGTCTCATGATATTAGCGGGTTTATCTTGGAACTGTGCCGGAGCAAAAAACACAAGAAGGTTAAACGGTGGATGCACCATCAGGGATAACACCAAGCTCACCCGCTCGTCGGGTGAAGCGTGAGTTATAAAAAAGGAGGCACAATGGACACGGATAACATAAAAATAGCGGAATGGCTCGGATGGACAGACGTTCATATTAGCCAGCAAAATGATTGCATGTACGCAAAAATGGAGTCTACTGACTCTAACAGATACAGGGTAAACGGTGATTTCACATTGCTAGATTCCCACGCTATTGCACTCTTACCTGCTCTGGTAACAAAAGATTATTTCCCACTGCTGGAACGCAAATATGACGATATGTGGCATCTCGAATTATGGGAGCGCATTGAGGTAAGCCCAAAACATTACGAATCCGGCCTTGCTTTCTTTGGAGTAGGTAAAACCATCCACGAAGCAATTTGCGAGGTAGTGCTTAAAATCATTAGAAATAGTACAGAGTAAGGAGCCAAACATGGAAGTCCTCATCACCCTTCACGGCATCGAAATGGAAGTCCACTATGACTACACCCCTGCCTCAAAAGGTCGCACTGTAGACGGCATCAAGATCGAGCCTGACGAGGAAGAGTTTGCCTTGATTGAACAAGTCATCGTCAATGGCACTGATATTTACGAAATGCTGAGTGACAAGGCGCTTGAACTGATCGAGGAAAAGATATGGGAGGAACGGGCAGAATGAGTGGAGGGATGAAATTTGACCAAGGAAAGCAGCCCTGGTTTGCGATGCCGCTGGAAGTCTTGGAACCGTTGGCAGATGTCTTTGCAGCCGGCGAATTGAAGTACGAGATATTCAACTGTCTCTTGCCGTTTGAGGATGCATCCAGACGCTTCTATGACGGGCAAATGAGACATACCAAAGCAAGTCAGATCGATCCGCTTGCAATCGACCAGGAACTTCTTGAGAAGTACGGAGTAACGGTCTACCACTTAGCACAGGTATCATTTAATGCTTTATTGAGATTACACAATGCACTCAAGGAGGCTGAAAATGTCGAGAACGTACCGCAAGGGCCAGCAGATTGACAAGTTAATAGATGCGATAGCCTACATTCTAGCGCAGGCTAACTTTTGCATTCCCGGTGGATTCAAGGGCTACCACGTAGTACCCGCCAAGTTCATCGAAAACTGGTCGGTGCGTCAACTCGACAAGACGATTAAGGCCGGTAGATTGCACCTTGCGGAGAAACACTGACATGGCTTTAACTTGGGAACAAATCGACAATTATCACCAACGCGCCAAGATATTTGGTGGCTGGCTTGTCAAGGCGTATGAAGACGTAGTACACAACCAGATACATGAGGGTTACGGAATGCAAAGCGGGTTTGATTTACGAGTTGCCATGTGCTTTGTCCCTGACCCACAACATCTTTGGGAAGTAGTCGAGAAGTTCGATGGCAACGGGAAAGGATGACTCATTATGCTAGCCTTCCTCAAGAGACTATTCGGTTACAACCGAGACTGCGGCTGTACCTGGTTCATAGCTTGCGACGAGTGCAGTGACAGGATGGACAAGAAGGATATTAAATTACGAGACAGGGGGTCAGAATGAGACTTTTGATTAAGGCATCGTATAACGTCACACTTTTGACTAAAGACCTTGCTGCGGAAGAGATCGGGATTTTGTGTAAATTACTGGATACCGTTGCTTTCATAAAAGAAGATTGGGTGGATAGCAAAACCGTCTTGTCCATCGATGAAGAAAAAGAACTCGAAATCGAAGTCCTACCCACCGGGTCGAAACGCATCCCTGAACTTCCCTTGAAGCAGCATGTTAAGGAGGCAGTTGATACGGTAGGGGGATTTGAAACACCTGATAACATAATCTGAGCATTCTAAGCATTAATCTGAGCATTACCATAAGGAGAAATACAATGGCTGAAAACGTACCAGCACAAAAACCTAAGTTTGAAATGATGGCATTGTCGGCTCATGATCTTTTTGCCAAAGTTGCCGGGGAAGAAACGTGGATGAAAGAGATTGGCTTTGCCCTCCAGATTTTACGCGGCAGTAGTTATCTGCAAAAGGTCTGTGAAACGCCTGCCGGTGCAGACTCAATCAAAAACGCCATCGCCAACGTCGCACTTTGCGGGACATCACTTAACCCGGCGCTTAAAAAAGCCTACCTTGTCCCAAGGAAAGTCAATGGCGTCATGCTGTGTTGTCTCGATATGTCCTATATCGGACTTGCCGGCATAGCAATGGACAGTGGTAGCGTCACACACATTGCGCCAAGGCTTGTCTATTCCTTTGATAAGTTTTCCTGCGTAGAGATTGACGGCAACATGAACATCACTTACGAAAAGAACATGAACCCTCCACCAGATTTTTGCGCTGGGCCTTCAAAGTTTTGGGATTACGTTGTCTGTGGGTATGTTGTCGCCACTCTCCACAATGGAGTCAAGATCATTACCGAGCCGTTGCCAAAGTGGAAACTCAAAAAAGCAATGGACACCAGTATGACCAGCGGTGATAAAACACCGTGGAGAACTCATCCTGACGAAATGTGTCTTAAAACACTGGTCAAACACGCATACAAACTGCTTCCACAAACCGACCGTATGAGTGAGGCGGTACAAGTCTTGAACGAGCATGAAGGGTTAATGGACGCCAAAACCTCTATCGCTAACCGCGCTGAGAAAGTCATGGATCGATTCAGAGATGCAGACGATGCACAATTCACCGATACCGGCGAAACCACCATCTCCCCCGAAGAAGAAGCCGAGATCCGCAGAGCTGAAGTAGCTGAGTTTGGCACGAAAGAAGAAAAGGAAGCCAGCGGTCTTTTTGAATAACTTGCAGCACAATCAAAGGAGGTAGCAAATGCAATGTGAAAGACTGGAAACGTGCAAAGAAGCCGGGTCGGATTGCACCCAGGAAGGCGGCGAGAGCAGAGAATTCGACTGCTTCGGACCCATTACCAGCTTTACCGCAGGAGACGAGACGAACGAAGTCAATGGTCTTGCCGATCATTCCAACTCAATCCCCGAAACGACAGAAGCCGTCTCGGCCGGCAACACGTCAAAACCGTTCACCCGTAAACTTCCCGTCAAGCTGTCCCAGGAAGAACTGTCGGAGAACGGTGAAGAGATGTCGCGCCTCATCAGCATCTGGACAAAGGCGAAACTCGACAAGAAAGCGTATGACAAGGCAGCAAAATCGTTAATTGATACCACTGAAAAAAAATACGTCGAGATTGCTGAAATCGTCCAGGCCGGCTGCGAACAACGCGACGTGCAGTGCTACGCTGAGTTCGACGTACCGCACGGTGTCAAGAGGATCATCCGTTGTGACACTTACGAGGAAGTCGAAACCGTCACCCTGACCGCTGAAGAGTTGCAGACCGATTTTAACTTTGCCGCTGAACAGTCGGTCAGTAACGTCAGGGATCTCTTTTCTCCCAAAGAGGATGATGACAAAGAGTGGCCTGACCCGCCTGAAATCGCAGAGCAGGAGGATGCGCTGTGAAAGTCATGGGACTGGACTTGTCCTTGACCGGCACAGGAGTCGTCGTCCTAAACTATGACGGGACGGTAGCGGAACACATTACGGTTTCTTCCAAGTTGCGCGACATGGAAAGACTCGCCTACATCCGGTCAATGATCGGGACAATCGTTTCCAAGCACAACCCGTCCCTGACCTGCATCGAAGGCTACAGCATGGGGAGTCGCGCCGGTCAACTTGCTTCCATTGGGGAGCTTGGGGGAGTCATCAAGCTGCTTTTGTTCCGCAATGACTTTCGCTTCCAACTGATACCGCCTTCACAGTTAAAGAAGTTCGTCACCGGGAAGGGCGTTGGCATTAAGGACGAAGTGATGATGCACGTCTACAAGCGTTGGGAATGGACACCGGTAGACAATAACCAGGCAGACGCTTACGGACTCAGCAGAATCGCTCTTGCCCTCGAAGAGATCGATATCAACCTGATCGTGCCGCAAAGAGAAGTCATCGACGCAATACGTCTTGCGTCTCTTGAGAAGACAACCAAAAGGAGGAAGTAATGGACGCAATGGAATTTAGGGCTTTTTTGGACTTGCTGATGTGCTGCGACCCTTGGCCCTGTGATGGAGCCAGCAACCAGGACACTATTATTTTTTACGCGAATCATGCAGCGGTTGAACGAGGGTATTCAGACTGGATAGATGCCTACCACAACCACGCAGGATAACACTTTTAAGCAGCACACCAACCAAGGAGGTAAAACCCATGGAAAAAGCAATCGAAGACGCAATTAAACTGTTGGCAGAAAAGATCAAAAGCGATGTGAAGCCAGATGAAGCGCTCAAATTTACCCAAGCTGCATTAAATCTGGCCCACGTCTCCGCAGTCCAACGCAACAACAAAAACATCTGACAACCAAGGAGGAAGCACATGAACAAGTTCCAGGAACTCAAGGAAGCAATCGCCGCCGCAGATGATGACGCTGTAAAGTTTTACGACAAGAAGAACAACGCAGCAGGGACCAGACTGAGACTCGCCCTGATGAAAGTCAAGACGCTTGCCCAGGAAGCGCGGAATGAAGTGACGGCGCTGAAGGCAAAGTAAACTTTTTGCTTGCAGTGTTCTCATTATCGGTGGTATATCTGTTTCCGCGAGATCGTTTGGTAGCAGGAAATTTGACTTAACCCACCGACAACGGTATCATTTCATACAATCAGTGCAGTACCAAGAACCCCGGCCCAAACGATCTCGCAAATCAAAAGGAAGCCGGGGTTTTTGCGTTTGCATTGCGCACCTATAAGGTGCAGAAAGGCTATTTATGAGCATCGAATGGGATATAGAGGAATTAGCTTGCGCGGCCTGTGGGAAATCAGAAGAAGAAACTGAAGAAATCATAAATAATAGCGAAACAGACAGCATATTGAGTGAACGGTACGGTATAGATTTTGAGACCTATTGCCTCATAGTAAAAGATTTACTACCGCTAACTCCGGTAACCACTACCGCAATAGGGAATAAACCCGTACATGGCTTTGTTCGTGACAATACTTATATCGTCAAACAAGAAGCGAAAATCTAACATTATGCGGCCCCGCCTGTACGGGCCACGGCAAAAATAGACAGGACACTCCCTCAGAAGGAGATACCGTCGAGCGTGGCGACCCTGACCGCGTAAATAAATCCGGCAACGTCTACCCCTTGACGACCGGTAACTAATGCCGCGAAAGCGGAACCTGAAGAGTCTTTACAGAACGCGCCCAACAAAACACTGTGAAGATGCCAACCGGGTCAAGGGTTGGGAGATAACCGGCAAACGCGTTTAAAGTACGCCGAGGTAAGGGCTAACCGAGTAATCTTCTGCTCCCGAGTGTGTTGTTGGCATGTAAACGGAGCACCCGTTAGGGTTATCAGGAGATAAAAGGGGTATAGTCGTCTCAAAAAAAAGAGCCGCCCTTTGCAGAGCGGCCAATCCCGGCGAAGGAGGGAACGCCAGTAACTTTAATTAGCCGATTCTTTCAGCGCAAACGTCGCCTGATCCAGCGTCAGAGGAATTGCGGTTGACCCGTTCACTCCGAGCTTTACCGATACAGTCGTATTCGTTCCCGTCTGCGTACAGGTATATTTGATGTACCTGACCTTCTTCCCGCCAAGCGTTGTCGAGTAATTAGCCATCGTCTTCGTTCCCAAATTCAACGACCTTCTGAAATCAGGGTCAAGCACAAACGACTGTGACGGATGCGAACCGTTCTGATCGGTGAACAGTAACTTCTCCATCCCATAGACCACACAGGTCACTTGCGTAGCCGATGAATACGGTTGGAAACTCACCTTGGATAGTCCGGTTGCATAAGCCTCCACAGCGAACAACAGTGCGAATACAATGAGCAGCTTCTTCATAAGACTCTCCTTTAGCGTTGTAGTAATGACTGATCTTTCGGCATCGAGTTGGCGGCGTACTTCATCTTCTTGAGGTTCATTTTCTGGATTATCGTATCGTATTTTAAGGTCACTTCTTTTCTATCTGCGTCAGTTAAATCCCTGTCCTTTAAAGCGCTATTTTTCTGTTGCCTGACCTCTGCAATTGCATAGTCCATCTGGTTAATGTTTTGTGCTCTCGACATTTCAGGGTCGAACTGATAGAAATTCGCCCCGATAAGCCTCAGATTAGCTTGTGCCACAGTAGGCTTTTGTTCACCAGGTTTGCCAATCTCGTTATTCATCGCTGAATAAAGTTTGCCGGCCCACCCTCTATTCGTCAGCCAGGGGGGAGTGGCCATCTGAGTTAGGTACATCATCACTTGTCCAGCTTGTTCGTTGAAGTCTGCGTTCACATCGTATATCGGTTGTTTGGTAAAAGAGTCTTGGTTTTTTGCCAAGTCTACAAGATCCATCGCAGGGCCACTACCCACTCCAAGATCATCGGCGAAGGCGGTTACGATTTCTCTTTTTCTGACATGATCCTGAAAGGCCATCCATTGCGCCCAGGGAATATATCTGCCAAGGTCGAATGCTTGCCATCTGCCCTTAGCATCCTTAACCGGCCAGAGGTAGACGTGAGATTTCTCTCGGACAAATTTAAAGATGGTCTGCATCAGCTTGTCGTAATCGTCTTTGTCATCTATACCCGTCATCGCCATGATCGCGTAGGGAAGACCGTAATGAATAGCGAGATACGGAGTAAAGACCCACGGTGTAAGAGCCGCTGCCTTGATAGTCGCGGGAAGAACCTTGTAAGTAAAGGTTACAAACGGAGTCCCTAACGGAAACTTTCTGATAAACTTCACCCATCCTGGAGCCAGCGAATAATCAAAGAGTGCATCGTGAGCCGCCACGATTGCTTCGTTATCGGTAGCTTTCCGATAGGTCGAACTACCTTTGTCCCTAGCAAAGGCATACGGCTTGACGCTGCCATCCTTTTCGCGCCACCGGGGAGTTTCTTTTTCATGAATGATCTTCGCCGTTTTACCGATAGACTCCCACATCTGATAAACGTCACCCGTCGCATTCATGATTTTGCCGCCAATCTTCAGCATGACTTTCGGATGCCACCACGGCTTATCAAGGGCGATAAGGTCGAGCATGTCCTGTTCAACGCGGTACAGTTCTACGTTTGCCATACCTGCCGACTTGACCCCACCTTCTTTTGCAATCTTCCAATGTTTCCCGCCCTTGGCAAACTTTTCCACTCGTGCCGCAGCCACCGGGCCTATCTTTGTTTTGAGCTTTTGCCAATTCGGACTGCCTACCAGCATCTCGCTTATGGCTTGAGTTATACGGTACGGCACCATCGCCATAGGCACGCCAGAGATATGCAAAAGAAACCCGTTGGAGATAAAGTTGACCACCTGCGTCGGAGGGTTCGCCGCGACATGTACCCATTTCCATAGCGATGTACCCTTATTCATCATGTAATCCAAGAGAAATTCAGGCCACGATCTTTCGCCAACGGTGATCTTCATGTTACCGACAAGATCGTTATAGATTTCCCTGCGTACCCACAGCCCTCTCAACGCTCCATATTTCGGGGAATCCGGCATTGCTTGGAAATGTTTGGCTACTTCTTCAGGGGTCTTGTTAAGCCCCTCCATCATCTTTGCTGCCGTGTCCTGCATCCTTTTGGCAATCTCAATAGCCTTCGACCTGTCCGGTTCAGCCATGTTAGGAATTTGTTTGGTAAGAATACGGTCGGCTTCGGCAGACAACCAATAAGGAGTCACCATGCGGCCATTGACTACTTTCCCTTTGCCCTCCGTGATTCGTTCCGCTTTGTACTCACTGATATGGTCTTCAAGATTTTTGACGTTATCAACTTTTGTTTCGCTGGCAACCTTATTGGTAAGATTGACGTTATACGTCCCGTCAGGATTAAGGCGGTACTGGATATGCCCGACCCGTTTCCAGGGAGTAGGTTTGTAAACGTCGCCGTCCTTCCGCATTACTTGCTTACCCTTCCCGGCTTTGATGTAGTCAGCAAGTTTGTCGCTTCCCAACAGAAGATTCAGGTCGGAGGCGGGAATAGCCTTGTTCTTCGTTTGGACGTGAGATACTTTCTTGATAGTCAGGTTATACGTGCCGTCATCGTTTTTGGTGTAGGTCACGTTGCCAACCTGCTGTATCGCCTTGCCTCCGTCTACAGTCCACGGAGTCGCTGATTCAGGCAAAACCCAGGCAGCCTCGCCCTCGTCATTCGTAATCATCTCATCGAAGAAGTCAAAGATTTCCATATCACGCATCGGCACACCAAAGGCGCGGGAAATGAGATAGCCAGGGTCTTTAATCTGACCCAAGGCGAGTCTCTGTTCAGGAGTCATTTCGAGGCGCTTTTTCAGATAACCGAGATACGCCTTGATGCCAGAACCGTTCATCACCATCGCCCGTCCGTCTTCACCAAGGATATGCTTTAAGTAAACACGCGGGAGATACCGGCCCTTGTTCTCTTCGTAGATTTCAGCCGGCAGCATTTTACGAGCAACCAGTTTAGCCCCAACCTCCATAATCATTGTTTTCGCGTTGATTGCTTTCTGCCGGTATTCGACGGGAATCGTCAATGGGTCGGCTTGCGCGTCTTCCATGAACTCAAAAATCTTTTCCTTCGTTTCCTTAGATGCCTTGCGAAAGTCTTGGTACAGATTTCTTTGAACTTCCTGTAACCTGTCAAAAGTGCCACTTAAGAGATATTTCAGTTGCAGGTATTCCTTGCCCCGTTCCATTGAACCAAGGCCACCGGGGTTCTCAAGCATCCGATGCACTTTATCCAAAGCGGTTGCAGCGTGTGCCTTTATCGCTCCATCGGTCAAGGACTCGTAAATCTGCTGCATCCCAAGCATGTCAAGCGTCATTGAAGTCTGCTTCGACTCCGCTTCCCGCTCCTTCATTTCCGTGAGCATCGGCGTTTCAGAGACGGTTCCTGTCCCTTGCGGCTTCTTGCCAAAGGTCGGGGGAGTGGGGAAGAGTTTGGGTTGGTCGCCTTCCATCAGAACTGAAGACTCAGGTTCTTCCCCAAACTCAAAACTCGTATCCCCGCCCTCTACCGTGTCTCTTTCTTCTGCTAACTCTTGCTGAACAAGCCTCTCGTCCTCCGTCTCAACGCGATTCTCCGCTTCCTCGATGCGTTCCTTTTCATGCTTCAGGGCAGACTCTACCAAACTTCTCTCTGCTTTATTCTTCTCAGGAGGCAGTTTACCCGTATTGACCGCTTCCGCCATGATCTTCACTGCATCGGCCTTGTTGAAACCCGTCCCTCTGATATACGGAATCAACGCGCCAAAGGTTGACCAGGTGGCTTCAGCTTGGTTGCCATCGACGCTAATTTTGCCAAAGTCGGCATCCTTGACGTTCTGAAGAGCGGCACGAAGGAAAGGAGCGTCGTCTTCAGCAATGCCCCGCGCTTCCTCTGCCATCGCTTTCTGTTTCGTCTTACCGACTTTCAGGGCTTCAAGATTTGCCTTCTGCTTCTCCGCAAGAACCATCCCGTTGTACTTGTCGATTGCCAGCTTTCGACGCATCGGATCGACTGACTCAAGTTTCGTCCCGCGAAGGATCTTCACTTTTCCCTTGTCGTCAACGAGGAACGTCCCTGCACCCTTTATCTCATGTTGCCCAGTGGGAAGGTCAGACAAAGACTTGATGACTACTTTGGGAGCCGTTTTGGACGTTTCATCACTTGCTTTACTTTCTTTGGAGGACGCGGTTTCGACGGTCGATCCCTCAGGCAACATTCCTCCACCTTCGCCTGTCGGGAGTGCGCTTGTTGCTGTGTCTGATACGGCCCCCCCAGGTTGCGCCCCTTCTCCGACTGGACGTACCACCCCTCCGGTTTCTGGACTATCATTTACGCTACCTTCGTTTTGCAACGTGGGCAGACTTTGGTCGCCTTCAGCATTTGATGTTTGCATTTCGGACATTGCTTCATTATTCGCTCCTTTGACCTGAAGATATTGATCCCTTGTTACGGGAGGCGTTACATTGTCGATATGCTTGACCGCATCTTCCGCGTTCATCTCTTGAACAAACGTCTTCTTGTGACCGTACTCGTCAATGTTCGTTGTCTCGACCTGAAAAACGCCTTCACCGACAGCTTTGGTCTTCACCGTCACTTTGCCGTCTACCGTCTTGAATGACGAAGGGACTTGCGGGACGGGCTTCTCTTCCACAGTCGGGATGTCCTGTTTGTCCATCAACTGCTGCTGACGGTAGTTCTCGTTCTCGCGTTGCATCGACTGAAGCTCCAGGTCTTCGGGAGTCGGTGCTTCGGCATCCATTACCGGACCATCGTAGGCTTCAGGCTGTGCGACAGGAGGCGCTTGTTCTGGAAGAGGCTGATTTCTGACCCGCAGGATCTCTTGAGCGATGTCGCTGGTTTCTTTGGAGTCCTCTTTGAGCAGATTCGTATCAGTCGCCGGTTTCTGCACTGAACCAGCAACGCCACCCATCATGCCGCCACCAATGCCCCCAAGGATGCCAGCGTTCGCCGCTTCCAACAGACCTTCTTTCGAGAACGCTTCCTTGTCGGCACCGTACCGTTCGATAAGCGTCTGAGCAAATTCGGTAACGCCTTCCGCCCCGCCTTGCTTGAGAGCTTCCTTCCCCCCTCTGACAAGGGCATTACGCCCTTCGGCAGTCTTGAAGAAGGGGATCTCCTGTAAGACCTTGAACGCAGGAATCTTCGACAGGATTCTTAACTCAGGGATGACATCGAGTGCCGCCGCAGGAACCGCCGTCAACGCCGCCTTAAAAGGTTTCTCGATGCCCTGTTCAGTTTGATCGGTGTAGATACTTCCTGCTTCCATCCCGTAACTCGCAGCGCCGGCCCCCGCAATCGCCCCCCTGGTAACGGCTTTCTTCACCGTTTCCTTGACGGCACCTTTCGCCATGAGATCAACGGCTTCGTGCTTGAGTTCGCGCTTGACAATCTCCTTGGCTATGGCGCGTTTGACGCCTTCTTTGGCAAGGCCGGCACCGATACCACCTGAAACGACCGACGCAGCGACAGTCGGGACGAGCGCACCGACGCCATGAGCAACGTATTTCGCCGCGTCTCCCGCATCTTCAACATCGGTAAATGACGGCACTTCCGCTTCATAGGGCTTCAGTTTGTTGCCCCAATAGTTGATGGCGTCTTTCCCCAAGGCGCTGACCGTTTCACTACCTATCGCATCGCCAGCCAGCTTGGTAGCTCCCCCCACCATCTGCGGCAGTTGCAGCGCGCCTTGGGCAAGGCCGGCACCAAATTCCCCGACAAGAGAACGCTTCGGCTTTTCAACCTTGGCTGTAGACGTATCCGGCTTCAAACTCCCCACGTCAATAACAGGAGTATCGTCTTGCAGTTCATCCAAATAGATGACCGGTTCAGCCATTATGCACCTCGCTGTTTGACGTTAGCCTTGACATAGCCGTTCTTCGTCTTCTTGTAGTACGTCCCGTCAGTCGCAAGAATCACGTCACCGCCGTTAAACGACTGCTTCACTTCAATCTTTGTTCCCTTTGACTCGTCGGGTTTCTTTACAGCACCCTGCTTTGCATTCGGACTCGTCGCATCTGGCTTCCAGCCATACGTCTCCATGCCGCGTCTCTCAAGACCGTAATAGATAGCCCTTGCAGCATCAACCGTCTCTTTCTGCACCGTGACTTCTTTGGTCCTCGTCGTCTGCATGATCGGGTCGTACTCTTCGACGGTTGTCTTGGAGCCAGCCGGCAAACTGGTGATCTTCTTCATGTCCTGCCACGCTTTTATCATCTGGTTATAGAGGGTTTTTTCAGCCTCACCCATCTTAGAACCGGCACCGGAACCTTCTTTGTCAGGCTTGACCGGGACACGTTCCTTTTGGCCCTTCTTCGGGCCTGTTAGCCAGATAATTTGCCCATGTCCAGCCTCTTTAAAATCAAGTTTTTCCTCTGTTTTCGTTGCTGCCTTGAGCATCGTATCGGCAATCGCACCGGGGATTTCTCCTGAAGCCACGCCGGGAGCAATCGCTATCAGCGCATCACGCAACGGGCCTTCCGGCAATGCTTGTGCAGCATCCTTAACGGCTTTGAACGATTTGGCTGTCTTGGCATCGGTAATAGCTTGTTTCAACGGTTCATCATCACCAAGGCTCACCTGTTTCGCATCAGCCAGATTGATAAGCCCTTCCGCTACGCCAAGGTAATCGGCAATCTGCGGAATGGTAATCTTCTTCACGATGCTGTCAGGAGAGGAACTGCGCTCACCCGTCAAAGGGTCAACGGTCATCGGCGCGGTATATGAACTGCCGTCTTTCCTTGTTATCTTGAGTTCCGGAATAAACGACTTGTCTCGCGGGTCCATCGTGAAACTGACAATCTCCTTTTTCGCCGGCTCACCCTTGTCGTCAGTCCCTTTCGCAAGCTGAGACGCGAAGACGTGATTCATCCCTTCCAGAAGACTCGGCATGTCAAATTGAGGCTTGTCAGGATTCGGCATCGCGGCGTAAATCTGCTGAATCTTCGCAAGCTGCGTCCGTCTCGCTTCCGGCGTGTGGAGAAACGCAAACTTGGGGTCAGATTTCGTCTCTGCGATGATTCTTTCCGAGTCAGAAGGGTCAAGGTCGTTATACCAGCCTTGCGGGTTTCTGAGGGCCATGAGCTTGATTGCTTGCCATTTGTTCGCTTCTGCCGCGTCCTTCTCTTTTTTCAACTGAAGCCGTGACGTTTCCTGTGCCAGAGCGTTCGATTCCAACACCGCCTTGTGACTCTCCGCGCTCATCTCGTCAAGTCTTGCCTGACGGTTACGGTTGTACTCGGTTTCGGCAATCGCCCTCTGTTCTTCCCTATCACCACGGAAGATGTCATTGACTGCTTTATATGCGTTGATGCTTTCGGTTACAGGATTGACTCGCTCGAACATTTTAGAATACCTCGCTGAGTAAGTAGCCAGCAATCGCACCGACCGCTGCCCCGATAAGCATTCCAGGACCAGACCAAGAAGTTGCAGCCGCGCCGGATGCCGCACCAGATGCCGCACCCCCTGCACCAACCGCCGTTCCTGCCGCTACTCCCGCGCCTGTACCGGCAGCCGCTCCACTAGCACCGGCTACGCCGCCTATCATTGCACCTGTACCTATACCGGAAGACATGGCTCCTACTTTTTGTGCTTTTTCGCCGGCTACAATCTGGTCATTCGCCGCGTCTCGCTGCGACTCGACTTCAGACGCCCGTCTCAAGCCTGAAATCGCCTGCCCCTGCATCTGTTGACCAGTGCCAAGTATCCCGCCCATTATTGGCCTCCCATGTTCTTACCTGAAAGATTAGGTACACCGCCTAGCGCGATTGCCCTGTCTCGGTCGGCAAGTCTCTGTCTGATTCTATTCGCTGCGTCCACGACTGAGGTAGACCGATTGACGCTGTTCACCCGATCGTTCACCGCCTGCTGTTCGGAGGAAATCCCTACTCCGTAGCGAGAAGCCATGCGCTGCTGTTGTGCCGCCGCGTTATCGAAGGACTTGTTAACGTTGGTCACGGCCTGAGTCACGCCTTTCGAGACTAGGCCGGGATTGTTATAGGCGGTCTCTTCGTTCATCATTTGCAGCGCGACCGGAAGATAGGTGTTCTTCCAATCCTCATAGGTTGCCCTGGTAACTTGCGCGGCCATGTCTGCTGCTTTGCCACCATAGACTAAAGGGTTATACCCTGACCCACCAATAGGCAAGGTGCCGAACTCTCCCGGTTTCGCAACTTGAGGGTTCCCGTTGTAGAAATCGGTGGCAGAATAATCAGCAGCGCCAGAATACAGATTTATAATAGGTTGCGCCATGTTTTACCCCTTCTGATAACCTACGTTCGGGAAGTACGTGTTCCCCTCGATGTTTTCCGGTTGCTTCTTCCAGTTCGAATATCCCGCCGCTCCCGCTCCCGCTACACCCATGACGCCGCTGGTTATCGCGTTGCTCACCTGGATGTCAGCAGCTTTTTCACCAACGGCTTTTCTCAAGGATTCAGTCGCCAACCCTTCGAAGCCCAACTTCGCATCAGTTGCTTTCCCCATACCAATGTCGGAAATCGCCTGCATTCCCTGAACTCGCTGGTCTTGGACGTTCTGGACTGCTTCGTTTCTTGCCCTGCCGGAGACTTCAGCCATGTTGGAAGCGATGGTCGGATTCTTTATCAGTCGGTTCGGGTCCATCCCTGCCGGAATCGCGGCCTTCTGTGCTATGTCGGCGTTGACCTGACCCGCCGCTTTCGCTTCTTTAACGGCGGTCGGTTTCATCACGTCAGCAATGAACTTTCTCTCGAAAGGCCGGTACTCTTCCATGTACGTGTTGTACTGGTCAATGGCGACTTTCGACGCTTCGACCTGTGCCGCAGTTTCGGGGATCTCGTTGGAACCGCCTTTGAAACAGATGCCCCTCGACATCAGCCTTTCGTGAAACGTGAAGGCAAGGAAAACATTGTGCGTCATCATAGCGCGGCTCCTTTTAGCTGGTAAAACCTAAAGTTAGACGGCACTATCGTCTTGTGGAACCACGCCGCCCCTTTCATTCCCTTGCAGTACCTTTTGAAGTCTTTGAGTCTCAGACCCTTTGTGCTGGCGCAATCAACGACAAAGAGGACTGAACCGTTTTCCACGTTCTCAGGCCGGCCACCGTTTCTCGCTGTTTCCACGTCATCGATCTTCCAGTAGTTGCAGAAAGTCGCTATCTTGCCGTCCTCATCTCTTTCGAGGAAGAACCTGTTGTTGACTAAGGAATCAATCAACTCGAAACAGGTCTTGTTCGTCACCACGTATACCCCTTCGTGAGACTTGAGGAAACTGAAAATTTCCATGTACAACTCAAACATTGACGGTCGCCAGCTTGTCGATGGTTCTTTTGAGGTTCGCGTTCTCTTCGAGCAACGCTGTTTTCTCGTTCGTCAGACCAACGATGATCTCGTTCGCTTCCATGAGTTCAGCCAAAATTGCATTCTGTCTTGCCAGTTTATTCACGTTGTAGGTAATCTCACTCATACGTCTGTAGCCTCCGTAAATTCATTGCGCTTCTTCATTTCAGAATAGGCAAGCTGGATACTGTTACCCCTAAATTCCAAGTCGTGGGACACGGTAAAATTAAACGCTTCCACGCACGGTTTGCCTGCGTCCCTGAGTAGTTTGCTTGGATACACGGCGAATTCGATACAGAGATTGTTTTTGTCACCGTGAACATAGGAAACTCTTATGTAAGCAGACTGGATGGAAAGCCCGTGCTGTGTTGTGTAGTTAGTTTGCAGTGCCATTTGCGCTCCTATGTTGTTGTGAAATCGGCAAATACCCAGGAAGGCCCGGCGAGAATCGGGTTGCCCTCGTTATAGCCGGATATATACACTGAATACGCCTTCAATCTATTGCTGGAACTATTGAAGTACATCGCCCCGCCTTCGGCACCTGGCGGGTCGCTGGTCCTCGAACCTATCTTGATAGAACCATACGACCCTGTATTAAAAACTGCCCCATAAACATCACCGTTAAATTCACCACCGTAATTACTCCCGCTGCCATGCACCCCCGTCACTCCCAATCCAGAAACGCCATAACTTCCTGAACTGCTGCCGACAACTCCGGTACTGACTCCCGTAGCTTGTAGCCCTACTCCACCCGTACCGTTAGAATAGAATTTGGCTCCATAAGCATTTGCACCAGTGACTGTGACATATACGCCAGTCGCAGCACTGCCATTCGTAAAGAAATATGACGCGCTGCCTGTTTCTGATTTTACGACAAGCCCATAACTACTACTGCTTCCAGCAAACAGACCAACGCGGGAATTGCCGGCATTGGTGTTACCAAAAATACCCACGTAATAATCTGACTCCACTTGCCCTATGCCTATAGTTGCCAGGACCGTAACTGTACCGTCGCCCCTGTCTCCGTAAAAAGTCATCTCGCCTTGCGTTGTATAGTTGATGTCAATTCGCTTGACATTGGTTGATGACGTTCGGTAGGTCGCAGAGATAATATCCCCCGCCGTCACTGTGCCAAGGTTGGCTGAGATCGCAGAAAGCAGCGTAACGTTAAGTCTGTCGGCAGTGACACTCGCCGCCCTGATATTGGTCGCTGTCAGGTCGGTTATAAACGCCTTCTTCATGTACGTTCCGGCAGGCAGGCTTACCCCGTCAACCGTTGTTGTCGTCGTCAGATGGAAGAAGGGGGAACCGTCAACCGCGTCTCCGTTCGTTGCTACAGGAGCGATTGAGAACTTATCCGCGACAACCATGAACTCTGAAGTAGGCGTTCCGTTGTTTGCGGAAGAGATAAGCCCGTACCCTGTGACGTACCCGTTATTGTCTATCTTGACGGTGTACTTTCCCTGGATACCGTCGATTGATGAAGCATTGGTCTGAATCGAAGTCGTATGCCCCCCGACAGTCGTTTGCAGTGTCGAGATACTTGACGCCTGAGAAGTGTTCACGCCTTCGACATTCGTCACTCTCGTCGTTAAAGTCGAGAGAGCAGAGGCAGTCGCCGTCACGCCAGTCGTACCATTGTTTACTGTGGACTCAAGCGCCGTAATAGCTGAACCCTGAGAGATGTTCGTGTTTTCGGTATTCGTCACTCTTGAAGTCAGCGTAGTCAAGGCTCCTGAAGTCGCTAGGACTCCGGTAGCTGGATCATTGACGGTCGTTTCCAGAGCCGTGATGTACCCTGAATGCGCGGCAACGGTGCTCCCAATACCATCTACTTCGCTGTCCAGAGACACAAGACTCGCCGCATTAGCCGAAACCATGTCTGCCAGAGTCGCATAGTTTCCAATCAGAACCCAATACGTCTCGTTCGTCGGAATCGGAGCTGGGGTCGAGTTGATTTCAAGGATGCACTTATAGATTGAATTGTCATAGGAAACGAGCGCACCGACGATGTAGGTATCATTCTCGTCAAAGGGCGCGGTAGAAATCCCATTGGCAAGGGCAGTCTCCACCCCCGCTTCGACGGAAATCATTCGGTCGATAAGACCCGTCCCGGTCGTGTCGATGAGGTTGATACGGCTTTGCAAATCTCCGTACAATTCGTTTTCAGTCAACTGGTTTTCGAGAATTTCGATGACATAGGCAGGGTCGTTGGCAGTCGTCGCGCCAGTCCCGGCAGTCGCGTTGAACGGGCCGATCATGTTGGATCGGCTGATGACCCGCGCCCAATAATAGTAAGTCACGGCCATTGACGCATTAGGCGGAAGGTCGGAGTAAAGTGTTGCTGTCGTCGTGCCGATCTTCACTGCTGTACCCAAGTCGTCAGTCGTGGAGCGCCAAATCTCGACGTAGGAGTAGTTTCTAAAGTTGACCGCATCCCACTCAAGGATGATCGTTCGGAAGGCTCCTGTCGCCGTCAGACCGACAATAGCAGGGGGAATCGCACCGTCATATTCAGAGCCGGTCGCCTGAAGGGATGAATTAACCAGACCCGCATTCACCAAGTCGTTGACCGCTACCAGACCGCCCTTCTTCTTGAGAGAATTAAAGAGGACGCGCAGCATGTCGATTGCCCGTTTGGTATTCGGCTCCTGACTCGACGGTATGGTAGGGAGGTCGGGTAGACTCATTTCATCTCACTCACGCTTTCGGCAATGTCCACCGCATAGACGTTGACAGTGCCTTCCACTTGCGCCGAGATTTCAGTGCCACGAAAGCCTGAAGGCAGGCGGAAGACCAGGTTATTGGCGACGGTCTGTGTATGCTTCAAAGTCCCGTCTACGTAGACTTTCAGCGTCACCGGGTAACTGTCGGCATAGACTCTCGCGCAACTCATGTTGATCGGTTTCTCAGAGACAAACGGCTTCGACTTCCAGGTATACGTCAGATACCCAACCCCGGCATCCCACTTGACGATGTTGCTCCCCACCATGAGATAGAGTTCGCCAGTCGCCGGGTCATGATAACCAGCCGTCGCGGTTATTCCGGAGAGAGTAGCCAGGTCTTTGGTAGCGGGATTGAAGATGAAAGTCGTCGTCCCGAAACCGATATACAGACCTCCGTAGAAGTAGGCTTTCGTCAGACCCAACGCTTGCCAGTCGTCTTTAGAAAGAATATCCCTGGTAATCAGTTCCACCCCGTTGACGCCGGCAGACATCAAGCCTCCGGTCGAAGGATAAGCGACAGCGTAGCCCATATCCACGACACCGAGTTTCAGAGTGCAGGCATAGCCGTTTTCAAGTCTCTCAATCGTCACATCAGTCGGGTCTTGACCGGTGGCAATGCGGGGAGCACCGTCTGTCGTGACGAGAACCGTCATGCCATATGCCCCGATACCCATGATCTCGTCAGAGACAGGCCATCGCTGATTCAACGGCCACGCATGAGGTTGATAGGCAACTGAATAACAGAGTTCGTTTCCGGAATAGCCGGCAAGACAACCATTTGGGAGAGCAATTAACCCTTTCAAGCCAGTCGGCGGGACATCCCACAACAGACTGTCCAAAACCTCACCTAAATCGGCTGAGTCCACGGTGTCAGAGAAGGTCGTTGTCGCCACTGCGACTGAACCAGCCAACTGATAGGCCGTATCGGAACTTCCTGTGTTCGAACGGAAGATTTCCTTCGTTGCTATGTTGTAGTTCCCGACTGGCGCAACGCTCATGTTCGTAATATCAACGCTTTGACCGGGAGCAACGTCAACGGTTACGGAAGCAGAAGACGGAGGGCCTGCCTCACCATAGGCCGAGACGTACCGATATACGTAGGTCCGAGATTCCACAAGGGTCGGGTCGGGGTCGGTAATACTCCCAACCACCGAGACAGTAGGAGCCATTGCCGGAGCAGGGACACCCAGGAGGTAAGAGTTGTTCGGATAGGCCGTTCCTCCGGTGACTATCGCATCCAAGACAGACATCTTTGGAGCGCCGTCGCCGGTCCAGTAGATCCTTTTATACGCATCTGTCGCCGTAGGACTTTTGGCGACATTCACATCCAGATCAACCCAATGCAGCCAGTATTGATTCTCGTAGAGATAGATGCTGGTCTTCGTCCCGACTTTCGAAGGCGTGTTCACTGTCAAAGGATTCTTCCACGCTTCCAGAGAACCGGACGTGAATTTGCAGTTCTGCGCCGTCACTGCCGCTGAGTCAGGCAGATAGTGAGGGTCGGCTTTCGGAATGATCCCGCCAAAAGGCTTCAGACTAATTCGCATTCATCTCTCCAATGGTTTCGGCTTGAGCCTTACCGCCCATTGCTGCGACAAACTTCTGGAAGAACGCATCGCTCTTTGCAGCGTCGATGACTTCGGTATCTTCGGAGAAGGCCCGGTAGACGATGTAATCGATCAACGGCGTCTCGTAGATGTCATCGAGAATCGTTGCAGAAGAAATATTCCCGATGAGAATCACCGCAGGAGCCGCCGACTGAAGGATTCTCACCTTGCCGGGAGACGCAGGTTGCGGCGGATAGACAAAGAACGTCTTGAGAAGTTTCCTGTCAAAGCAGTAATACTTGGGGATCGCACTAGCCGTCGCTGCCATCCAGTTCGGGTAGAGTCCATCCAACACCGACTGTTCAACCGGACTCGGGACGCTGGTTGCTGTCGTTCCGTCCGACGCGACATTGCTGATGATCCTGATGAACTGAAGCCCGGTGACAGTCTGAACGCTTCCCTCGACCATAGTCATGACGGCAGTCTCGGTATTCGCGTTCGGCTTATAGAGGACGATTTCCTTTTGACCTGAATTTAACCAACCCAACAAATCGGCATTATCCCACCGCACAGACCCCGCATCGTTGAGGATCTTTCGCGCCTTGTTCATCACTGATTCTGCGGTAATCGTCGCCATTAGTTACCTCATACGTTGAAGTAGTCAGGGTGTGCGCCCCGCATACGTTGGCTGTTTTCATAGGTGTAGTGGAATCTGACAGTTCGTGGAGATCTAAAGGCAAGGATCTCATCGATCATCTTGCTCATGATTGCCTGGAATTGAGCGTCGAGTAACGCGCCCATCCCCGTCATGCCAACTGCAATGATGCCTTCCTGAAGGACGTTATCGATAAGCCCGTTGTAAGGAATGACGTTGGTCAGCGCGGTAAACTTGACCGGCTTTTTGTAATACTGACCGACGATGGTTATTGCAGCACTCGTCGTCGGGAACAAAGTCATCGTCGTTCCCCTCAATCCGTAAAACTGAGGTCTGCCGGCAGTCGTTAAAGAAGCTCGATATTCGCCCGGTAACGGGTCGAGATGCCAGGTTGACCCTGAGATATAGGGACGCTCGAAAAACCCTTGGAAATCGGTAGGGAGGGTCACGGTTGACGCATTCGCTAAGACAGCCTGAGAGAAAGACCCAAGGATGAGTTCCGATTTCTTCGTCATGAGTCTGCGGTAGATGATGTCCATCGTCATGTTAGCCGCAGTCAGGAAATCGATCATCGGCGGCTTGTTGATTTTCGCAAATCTTCCGATAACGATGTCCAGAAGATCACCGATGGACGTTTCCCCGGCTTCGCTTGCTTCAGTCGAAGAGAAGACCGTATCGTAACCTATGACTTCACTGGTCGAGACTAGGACTATCTCGATAGCAAACGGACCCCCGGCAGGAGAATCAAAGGTCACATAGTACCAGGACTGTTCCGTTGAACTGTCGGGGAACTCCGTCATCAGGAGTTGGCAGTTGGCGGTTTCCTCAGAGACAAATGACGTAGCCAGGAAGTCGTAGAACTCGCCTGTACTATTCAGGAGCCTCATGTAAATCGCAGCATCTCCCAATCCCTTGTCGTACCTGAATGATTCGTTCATGGTCTGTCCTTTACGGTAGAGGGGTTACTTTGTTGCCTTTTAAATCGGTGCTCACATCGACCGGTTTATCAACAGTGCCGTGGCAATAGACGAGACTGCCATAAGCATTAACAGTCTGTGAGTTGTAGGCGCATCCGGCAAGGAGTGTTGCTATCAAGATCCATCTCATTTCTCGCCTCCAATCTGCCGGTTCAGTTTTTCGTATTCCGACTCCTTTGGTGACACCATTCTCCCTTCAGTCTTTTCATTGACCTTACGGAGACATTTGCGACATATCTTGTTGCGCCCTTCGTTGGGACAACCACAGGCGCAATAGACGGCATACACTGCACTAGGTCTTATGCTTTCCGGTTCATAAACCCACTCATGATCGCAAGCGGCATCGCCCTCATTCACAAGCCGCGTCACCTTTTCGTACTCGCATGTATAACCACCTTCGTTGGCAAAAGAAAAACCTTCCCATCCGGCATACGCGCCGGAAGCCACCAAGAGAAGTAGTGCAACGATTATGTATTTCATTTCCTGAACTCCCATGTGGCCCGTACAATGGCCGTGTTTGTTTTCACTGGCGATTCCCCTACCTCGTGTCTTACGCCGGTTCCTGCCTCAACCTGTACTGTCTTGGGGCAGGCTACGGAGGCGCAGCCGGATAAAATAACGACCGCTATTATAGATTTTCGCCAGAAACTAAAACATGCCATCGTTGCAAATGCACCCGGTAGACGCTTCATCTATTGACTCCTCAAAAAGCTTTTCGACTTCATCGGCCCAATATCGGTATTGTTCCAAAACCTTTTCTCTTTCGTAATACGCTTTTGGAGAGGTGGTCACAATTTCATCGGCCATCAGTTTTGAAACCATGCTGGCCATTTTCAGTTTTGCCCGTAAATCTTGCTCACGAAGTTCTTTAGCCTTGAGACATTCGCAACCATTGGCAAAAGCCGACGAGTTGAATAGAAGTGCCATCAACAGCACCACCAGCGTCAACGGCAGCGACTTGATACGAAACCGCCGTTCATTCTTCAGCAGGGAGTACAATTTGTTCGGGCTGATCCTCGAAGGCGTGTAGCCGACAAGATAGCCAATCTGTTGCAGTGCCGCCGCGCAGATTTCAGAGCAGAACCATTTCTCAGCAGACTGCCAGCCGATAGGAATGGGGAGAAAGGAAAAGCCGATGCCGATCATGTCGTATTTCAAACCGTCCTCGCCTTCGCAAAACTTGCGGATTTCTTTCTCCTGAGTCTTGTTGCAAGGGATGTCGATGAAGTCCCATTCGTCGTCGCTCATCTGCCAGTCTTTCCAGCGCGTCCCACCGTCGGACTCATCAGCGGAAAAACTCTTGCCATCGGAAAAAACAAGTTCCGAATGAGAGTACTTGCCAAAGGTCCAGAAGCAGATGATGCGACTGTAAATGGTGTGGCACTTCTTGCGGAAAGCTATCTTCATAAGTCCCTCCATTGGCAATACTTACAGCACGGCTCTATACCATGCACTCCGTTACGCCTGTGATACGGGCAGTAGGGGTTCACAGCCAGGAATGCTCTGTGCTGGCAGCCGTCATACACCAGAAAGCTTTGAAATTGTCGGCATCCTCTTTACGGGCAAAGCGGAGCGCTCTATTCGGGTCCGTTGTCCATTCCGGCTTACCGTCAACAAATCCCGCCCATTTTGGCCCTTCCAGTTCGATTAACCATGCTGTTTCTTCCCTGCTAGTCAATTCTTCATCATCCGCTACCACTTCGGAAAACATTTGCTTTGCCTGCTCTGCGGTAAAAAGGTTGGTCCCGACCGGCCATGTCTTGTCCTTGTTCCATTCATCGTCCTCTCTGCCATCGAAGCTGATGCCGCAGTCAGGGGCGAAATCCGCCGGCAATTTCCAACACAGGAAACGGTCCACCATCTGATTGATAAATTTCTTGCTCATATTTTTCTCCTTTGGCTCATATAGATTGCCGCAGCATCCGTTCAAACTCCACCGCATACCCGGCTATCATCTCGGCGCAGTCCATCCCGTTGATAATTTTCCGCGCATGGGGATAATCGCATTCCTCACCATTGATGTAGGTCGAGAGTTTAACGCCAGTGAATGACCCCTTCCGCATCCCCCGGCTCATGATCTTGTAGGCAATGTCAGGATTGCAGGCGAGTTCCGGCTTGCCGTACAGATCCACCCCCAGCGCCTGCCCCATAGCCTGATAGTTTTCCGCCCATGTCAGTTGGACATATCCCCGGCCATAGTAAACCTTGCCATTCTTCGCCGGGAGGCCGTACTTCCTGCCGGACCCTTTGCCGTATTCTTCGATAGGGCGCCAGGTGCGCTGGCATTCGTGCCGTACCGTGGCCAGCATGTAAGCGGCGTGGCGAATGTCGGTGATAGTCTCGTCCTGTTCAAGGGATTGCAGAAGGAAGAGAAGGCCGTCCTTCGCCGGCTGCTTCGGCTCTCCCCACTCGTCACGGTACAGAGATAGAAATTTTGTCTTGTCGATCGCTTCCACGTTTTATCTCCAATAACTCGTCAACCGCCATCTGCAACAACACTTCGCACCGGTCAATAATCTGATGCTCTCCCGGCCCATACGCCCAATCCCGCGCCATGCCGCAAAGATTGATAGCTTCGGCTATAGCGAGAGGGACGGCTTTCATTTGGGCGGCGTCCAGTTGGGGCAGTCACGGAGGCAGCAACCGTATTTTCGTTGATGCTCACAAGGATTTAGACAGTGCATTATTTACCTCCCGGCCATAGCCTATGCGTCACCATCAGATATATGAACGCGAGGATTGACACCCCAATGGCCCACGATACGCCGTCAATAAACCTGTTCCCAAGTTTGTTCGTCACATGCGCCACCCTTCGCAGGTCTTCGACCTCTTCTGTGGTCAGGGAGGGGAAGCGGCACGGATGGTCAGAAAATGCCGCCTTGATCGCCTCAATGTCGGCTTCGGTCAGCTTCCTATCCCCCGCTCCCCGCCGCTCCGGTCCTCTATATTCTTCCTGCACAGCCACCTCCTCACAGTGTTTGAA